TGTGAGGTGTAATCCCAAACTTTCGTGGAACCAAAGTCCACGGTGAGTTTACCGGGGAGGATCACTCGGTAGCGGTGCACCGCGGAGGGACTCGGGGTCAACACGACGTGCATGTTTATTAATGGGGGTGATCTCCGTGATCGATGAATTTAAATATGATCAAGCGTTCATATTACGACCGAGACTGAAAGCCACTATGATAAGAATACATATGCACGAGACAGAGGAGGACGAAAAAGCAGTGGCACCGGCACCGTATGTCAAAATTTTCTTTTCTTCGTAATCTTCCGGTACCTCCACCGGACCTTGTGATGTTTCACCATCCTGTTGACCACCATCTTGTTGGATGGAACAGTCCATCTCGATGCCACTACCAACCAAGTTTCCACCAACATTTACTTCTTGGATACAAAAGTCAAGATTTAAAGCACAATCTGGTCGCTGGTCCGGTATAAACGTGTCAGAAGAATTAGCACAGACCTTCCCGAGACAATGTTTACGAGCATCCAATGCATGCCTCGCGAGTGTCCCAGATTTGTTGTCCGGTAAATCTTTCACAATCAAATCGTGTTCAACTTGTGTAGTGGAACACCCGGCTGCAGACGGGTCCGTCTCACAAACACCCACAATGTTGTTGTAGCACCTGCACCAGTTGTCTTTCTTATTGTTGGCGCAAAATTCACCTGCAAGTCGTTCATACTCGCTAGTACCAATCGTAGTGGCGTCACACGCGCTGTCAGACTTGATCCTACCATTTTCAGCGCATGAAATTTGATTTCCCATATACTATATTTCAATAAATTTTATTCGTCATTTTGCGATGCACGAAGATCTAGATCACTTTATCGTCCCCTGGTACAGATTGAATCAAAGAAATATCTTTTATAATATTTTTACGTATCATATCTCGTTCCTTCGCGAGCATATTTGGATTGTTCCATTCGTTCTCTGTAAAATTTGCCATGTATTTCATATGACTTAAAAACTTTAAGTATTATAAACTGCTAGTCTTCGTCTAAATCAGACACGACGATGTCGTCCTCTTCTAACACGTCCTCGTCGTCGTCCTTCTCCATGTCGAATTCCCCGTCCACGTCATCGTTATCATCTTTATCTTCGTTCTCGTCTTCCTCGACGTCGCTCGCGATCCTCACGTCTTCCTCGTCCTCCTCGTGTTTCCTGATGACTTTTTCCTTTTTCGTCTTCTTCTTCTTTTTCTCGTCTCCGAACAATTTCGATTCCACAAATTTCCAAAGTTTTTTGTGGTACGCCTTGTTTTGCTCGTGCTTTAAGATGACCTTTTTCAAAAAATCATCCGTGTGTCCAACAGATTTCAAAGCTTGCACTAACGTGCGAAGCGGAGGCGTCTTGCCGCGCGCGTAGTACCTCTCGTGGATGTTGTACAGCGCGTAATTCACCTTCAACTTGACCCGGTTCTTCGTGTACGTCACGTCCAGGTAGAGATTACCGAAGGCGCGCGTCATCTCTTCTTCCGGTTCTCGATCCAAAGGCACCGGTGGTGCGAAGTCGACCTCAAACTTTGAACGATCGAACTCCAAGCCCAACTCTTTGTAGTTCTTCTCGAGGGCGTCCAGGTAGACGTCGTGCATGTAGACCGGCTGCATTTCGTTCTCATGCCACTCCGTCGGCGGTGGCTTCGTCAGGTACTCGATCAATTCGGCACCACGCATCCTCTTCATCATCGCCCTCGGTGTGACGGTTCGTTAGAAAGTGTTCGAGTTCAGCCTCGATCACCAACGCCGATTGCCGGTTCTCGTGTGTGTAGTAAGGTCCCCAAATCTCTATGGCTTTTTTAGGCTCGTTGTACCACAAGTACGATAGGTTCAGGAACCGTGTGAGCCAGTAAAATCTCTTTCCCTTTTTCCCGATGAAAGAGTAAATGTCTTCCGGGTCGACTCCGGAGACGTCCAATTCCGAATAGTGCGCCACCGGAGGTTGGTAGGGTGCCATTACTAGAAATACGTCTCTATCGTTTAAGTTGATTTATAAATGAGACATTGTCATCACTCCGGACGATGCACGGGTGCCAAGTGACCTCGTACCCGGCACCGAGTGAAAGAAGTTTTTCACGCTCGCCCTCGAGCCGGTAAAACTCCTCGATCCCGAAGACGTCGAAAGTCCGTCGACACATCGGACACGTGTCCCTTCGGTGGGTCCCGAACCAACGCTTCGCGCACCTGTGACACACGACGTGCTTCTCACACAGGGTCACAGGTCGATGTGCATCGCTATAGCAGACTGAGCAAGAACTCGAATCATGAGGTACCAGGCTCCGGTGATTAAGAGCATCGCCATGCATGCAGAACCACCTTCTTGTCGCGATTCTTCGTCCATACTTTTAGATTATTAATATGTCTTTATGTTAAGATGAACATTTCGAGATACGTATTGAATAAGATGACACTTTTTGAAAAAATAAAATTTTGTTGGCTTCAGAAGCGTTATTTGAGGAGCGTCCGGAAGATGGACGACGCCCTCAAGAAGGGCGACAGAGAGAGGGCGTACAAACACGAAGACAAAATGTACATCGCTGACGAAAAACTGGAAACTTTCACGAACTCCATGTCGAACAAGTACGTTTATTAATGTTTGTTTATTGTAGACATGGACGTGTTGAGGTTTCACGGTTTGCAATATCTCCGAAACCGGGTCGTCGCCCACAACGACGCCGTGATGTTCGACATCGACGACACCCTGATCTACACCGACGGACGGGTGAACAGACCGATGCTCGACTTACTCTTTCACGCACAGATGATGGGATACCACGTCGTGATCATCACCGCGCGTCCGAGATTCGAGAACGTCATAGAGTACACACAGAACCAACTCCTCGCCGTCGGGATCACGTGGAAAGACCTGGGATTTTGCGATCCGGAACAGAAAGGAAGGCTCAAGAGGGAACTCGGGTACAACTTCGTGCTCTCCGTCGGGGACATGCCCACCGATCTCACGGACACGCAACACTTTTTAGATTTGGGACGGATGGTACATGGCTAGAATTTAAAGTTGTGATTACAATTCAAACACGATACGTACGTCGTCATCGGTTCATCCGCCGACCGGGTTTGGAGTTGATAGTAGGTCGTCTTGTTCGTCTTGCACCTGTTGCACTTGAAAAACCCGGTCTGGTTCTTCGCCTCCCTCGCCAAGAACTCTTTTCGCATATCCTTGTGGATCCTCTCGTCCATGGTTTTCTTGTAGTTGCCCTCCGGAACCGCCTCCCACGGCTTCATGTTCACCACGTTTTGGGTCCGGATGGATTTATTGTTCAACCGCTCCACCAAGTCTGGATTTCTGATCAAGTTGTTTTTGATCTCTAAGAATTTGTGCTTGTAGGAAGACCCGAACACGTGGTTCTCGAACGTGCAGTCCTCGGCGGGGAACTTGTCCATGGCGTGGTTCAGGACACCCTTCTCCAAGTTCACCACCCGGGGATCATCCGGGGTGAGGGAGAGCAACTCCGCAAACTTATCGAGGGCGTACTTTCGAGTCTTGTTCATTTTTTATTTTTTCCCCGGGTATTTCTCGGCGTTAGTCACCAAAATTTCGGTTGCTTTAAGTCCGGGGTTTTTACTATGACACCTCTGGTAGACTTCAACTTTATCTATGTTGTAATCTTTAAAAGCGTCCAAAACCCTCGGCGTGTGCGAGTTGCTCATGCAAAAATTGGGGAGACCCCGGACGAATTCGAAAAACTTGTCGTGGTCAAAACCCTCCTTCTGGTACCCGTCATACGTGTCCACGTAAGGCGGATCGAGGTAGACGAAATCCCTCGGCTGCACGCCTCGGAGGACGACGTCGTCGTAGGATCCACACACGAACAACACTCTCGATATCAACCTCGAGACATCCGCGATGTGTTTCTCATCCGGGAACATCGGTGACTTGTAGTACCCGAACCCGACGTTAAAGTGTCCTCCTTTGCCCACCCGGTAGAGCCCACGAAAGGTGGTTCGGTTCAAAAAGATGAAACGCGCCGCGTGCTCCGGGGTGTCCTTCCGCTCCGAGTTGTACACCCTTCTCTGCAGGTAGTACAAGTCGTTCTTCGTCCCGACGTCTTCGGGGGACGCCGGTTGGCGCTTCCGGGTGGCGACGTCCGTGTCCAGGGGTAGGGACTCGTAGGATCTCACCAGCGCCCGGAGGTGTTCAGAGACCGTTACCGGGGACTGTTGCACCTGGACGTACATGTTTATGAGGGACTCGTTGAGGTCCGAGACGATAAAGTTCTCGATCTTTCGATCACTCTGGAGCACGGCGAGGAGGACGCTGCCCCCACCGACGAAGGGTTCCCAGTACGTGCGCATCCGGTGGGGAATGTTCTTCAACACCTCGTCTATAATTTTAGTCTTACCCCCTATCCATTTCAAAACCGGTGTGATCATTAAAAAATAAATGACGAAATCTTTATACCAAATTTCGGTATTTTCCCACTAGGTTAAAGGGCACCCACCGGACAGGTGGATCCCGCAGAAAGAAACACACGCCGCGACGATGAACCCTTACATCCAATGCATCCGACACGTGCACGAAGCCGCGCAAAGCAACAAGATAAAGCGCAACGACGAAGACGTCATCCTGCGTAGCATCCTGGGCTCGGCACCGAGCACGGACATGGGATCCTTGATCGGAACCCTCGTTCAGACGTACGGAACGCAAGACCAAGGGAGACGCATCGCATCCATCCTCATCGGTGATACGGTCGCGAAAAAATCACCGGGGTCGCCGCCGAGAACGCCTCCGCAAAGACGTGGTCGACCGCCGAAGTCCCCGCCGCCGCTGCAACGCAAGCGCCAGGCGCGCTCGTCGTCCTCGGACGACTCCCCTCCAGCGTCACCGCCGCCGAAAAAGCGAAAAGATTACTGGAACCAAAAAGAAAGAAACATTCTTATTAAACTTGTCAATGATTCCATTGAGAAGCATAATGAGATTCGATGGAAACCAATTTTATCGAAATTCAGTCCGAGAAGAACGGAACAAGCGGTGAGGAACAAATATCTCGCCCTGATCAAGGAAAACGTCATCGCCCCGCTCATGGAAGAGGATAACCGACAAACTGAGGATCGCTCTGGGGTTTCGGACACGACCCAAACTCTTCCGGAGAACACTGATCAAAATACGACGACACCCGGCGCGCGGGGTTAGTGTCAACACCCATGCCGTGAGCATAAGATTTTTGAAGGGGCGTGTACCCAGCCTTGCCCCGGGCGAAAAATATGATGAACAAAACTAAAGCGACGACAATCGCGATCATCATTCTTTTATAATATCACACATTATTTTTTTGTCGGTTCCGGTATGAAGGCGTCGTTGTTCAACACCGCGTTCGCGTATTTCATGCACAAGGTAAAGTGGTGCATGGCGAAGTCCCGAAAGTCCTTGATATTAACACCCATCGGGTTGTCGTTCATGACCTTGAGGATGTCACACTTTTCGTCGTTGGTCACCATAGCCATAGCCTTGCCGAGAGACTTGAGCCACAAGACGTGCTCCTGGTTTTTGCAATCGAATTGTTGAACAATAGAAGCCATCTCTTTTTTACATACTAATAACATCTTCTTCTATAAGTAATCGCGCACTCGGGTCGGTGACTTCGGTCCACTTGGGTCGCCAGATCTCGCGTATGAGGTAATCGTGTCTCGAGTCGTACATCTTCCAAAACAAGTCCCGGTAAAACGCCTCCTCCGCGGTGATTGGAAGGTTCACCCCGCGGCACATGTTCCTGACCGTGTTCACGTGTTCCCACTTGCCCAGTTTCCGGAGACTTGCCACCCAGTCCTCACCGACGGCGTCGCTGAAGGCGTCCTTCGTCCTCCACAACACCTCCGGTGGAAGGTAGCCCTCGAACGATTCGCGAAGGATGCGCTTCTCCACCTTGTCCACCTTGAGGCTTTGATTCATCGTCATGCAACACGCGATGAATTCCTTGTCCAAGAACGGGACGATGAGGTCGAGACCGTGGGCACCGGCGCACCTATCGGCGCGAAGCCCGTCGAATTGGTGAATCAATCGGAGCCGACGCATGTTTTCATAGGCGAAATCCTCCACGGAAGGGGCGTTCTTAAAGTACAAGTAACCACCGAGAAGTTCATCCGAGCCCTCCCCGGAAAAAATGTATCGACACGACGTGTTCTCCTTGATGTACTTGCACAGGAGGTACATGGGAATGCTCGCGCGAATGGTGGTCGTGTCGTAACTCTCCAACGTCCGGATGATCTCCTTGACACACCTCTTCCCCTCCTCCACGGTGAAATTCACCTCCGTGTGCTCGGTGCCGAGAAAGTTCGCCACCTTGCGCGCGGCGTCCAAGTCGGGGCTTCGTGGGAGACCGATGGAGAACGTCTTGATGGGTTTCTTCGACATCCTCTGCGCGATGGCACAGATGAGGCTCGAGTCGAGCCCACCGGAGAGGAGGAACCCGACGTCACGCTCGGTAGTCGCCAACCGGACCCGGACCGCGTCCTCGAGGGTGCGCCTGATGCACTCCGTGTTTTTGGGAATGGTCTTCAGTGGGTTCCAGTACGTCTTGTAGTAACACACGAAATCGTCGAGTCGCGAATCGTAAAAGTGTCCCGGTGGGAAGACGTGCACCTTCGTCCCGATGAATTTGAGTGCCTTCATCTCGCTCGCAAAGGCGATGCTGTTCTTCTCCCCGAACTTGGTGTAGAAGAGGGGACGGACGCCGATGGGATCCCTCGCAGCCTGGACGTGCACGCCGTCCGTGTAGACGAAGGCGAAGTCCCCCCTCAGCATGTCCACCGTCGAGGAGGTCCCGAACTTTCGGAGCATCTCCGGAATCACCTCGCAGTCGCTCGTGCCCTTCTCCTTTCCGGTGACGAATTCGCGGTAGTTGTAAATCTCACCGTTGCACACGAACATGTCCTTCTTCGTGCGGAACGGTTGCATCCCGGTCTCGGTGAGGTCGTTGATGGCGAGTCGGTAAAAATCCATGAGACACTTGCCCATGTGCTCCCGGCGAAAGTCATCCGGACCCCGGTGCTTGAGGAGCCCCTCGGGGACTAAGATCTTTTCCCCAAAGGTACATAGGATTCCACACATCTTGAAATAAAGTGTCACCCAATCTTTAGGTTCAATTCCAGATTTTGGGTGTACAAATCAATGTCGACGTAGGAATCAATCTCCCGAGCCTTGAATATCAAGTTTCCCTTTTCGTCTTCGTCTGTGTTTTCAAAGTCTATGATGTACACGAAGGAGAGGTTGGTGTGCCGCGCTATGTCGTCTATGGTTTGCCGGTCGTACTCCACGATCTCGATGAACCTCTGGACGTCTTCCGGGCTTCGGTACCGGATCTTGTCCGGTCTCTTCACGAAACTCACACTCTCCCGCATGTTCAGATTTGGCCAACGCCCCGTGCGACTCCGGAAGCGACTCATGTATTCCATGTACCTCTTGGCGGTGTCCCTGTTTTGGAAACACATCGCGCGTGTTTTGTCTTTAGGATCGGTCATCGTGATGATGCCCTTCGTGGGCTTCATACGAATAAAATGGAATGTCACAGGATCCATATCCCTCTTAGTGTTTAATTAGAGAAAAAACTTTAACTCTCTGTAATGATGATGATGGATTTTCCGAAGACCGCGGGACAGTGCAAGTACGTGCTGTCCCTGACGAGCCGTAAGAGCGTCGTGATCGCCACCGGACCCGCGGGCACCGGGAAGACTCTCCTCGCGTGTCACGAGGCGCTGAAACACATAGGCGGTGCGAGGCGGGGTCGGGTGGTCCTCACGAGACCGATCGTCGCCGCCGACGAGGACATGGGATACCTTCCGGGGACGATGGAAAAAAAGATGGAACCTTGGACCCGACCGATGTACGACGTGTTTGAAAAGTATTTATCCATGAACCAGATCGAGAGGTCGATTTCGATCGAACCCCTCGGGTACATGCGCGGAAGGACGTTCAACAACACCTACATCATCGCCGACGAGATGCAAAACAGCACGGTTCGACAGATGACCATGCTTCTCACTCGGGTGGGGGAAAACACCAAATTGGTCGTCACCGGGGACTTGGATCAGAGCGATTTGGGGGAGAACAACGGGCTCGCGTACTTGGTCGATAGAGTTTCCGGGTTAGATCTCGAACACATAGATTTCGTGAACCTCACACAAGACGACGTCTTGCGGAGTCCCGCGGTGGAGGAAGTCCTGAAAGTCATGTCGATCTCCTCCGGTGCCTCTGCTCGAACCATCGTAGATCGCTTGTAATGATGATCTTTAAGGGGTTTCTCCTGTGCTTTTGGGCGAGCCACCGGAGGCGCTGTTTGATCTGAGACGCCGTCCAGCCACCCTGACGGAGCGACTTCGTGAGGGCACCGCGGCGTGTTCCCGGGGACTTTTCGCGCAAAAACTTGTACCCGAAGTCCGCCAGACACTTACCGGTGCGCGTGGATGGGGGCTTGCACGCTCTCTCTTGCATTACAATAACGCGAGATTTTTCGTTCACGCCTAGATCTCGATCAACGTTTTAGAGTTGATGAGGAGTTGGAGTTTAGGGAGCAAGTTCTTCGAACCACACGGGTGTGTCTCGGACTCACATTCGGCGAAGACGTACGCCGGGAGGCGCTTGAGGGATTTCTTTTTCGCCGCGCTGTATTCCTTCGACTGCCTGTGGATGAGTTCGTTGATCTTGTAGATCATGTCCCGGTTGAACCTTTGGGTGAAGATCATGAGTTGACTCAACCACAACTGCGCCGGGCGGAAGTTTTTACCAGAGATGTACTGCGATTGCAGCAACGTCTGCACGTGGTCTTGCGCCCAATCGACGAACTTTTCGTTGCAGATTCGCGACTCCCACTCATGGTCGGACATGTTGGCACACGCGGCTTCAAACTTTTTCGGGTTGATGCTCTCGGTGATCAACATGTTTTTCTTGAGCATTTCCACCGGATCTTTTTCCACGAAGCACCACGTGTAAAAGTTGTACAAGATCTGAAACATGATCGCCTTGTCAGCCATGCGCGCGACGCCCCCCGGAAGACCGGTGCGACACTTCGACAAGATGGCGTGCACCTCCTTGTGACTGGAAATGTCACCGGCGAGGGCACAGAGGGGCAGATCCCGGCGAGAGTTGATCAACTCCCCGATCTGAAGGGGCAGACTCGTGTTCATTCGGTTGAACAACAAGATCTCCTCTTCCTCGTTGAGGTCGTAGTACGTCGTCTTCATGAACACGCACCGACGAAGCATGTTCTTGTCCTCGTGTGAGAGGTCGTGCCACCAGTAACTCTTCGACGGGTCTTTCTCCGGGTGGTACGGGAACATGAGTTCGTCCCCAAACCACCCGACGTATTCCAAGATGCATCGCCTGCGGTGGGCACCCTCGATGATCCTTTGGGTGTTGTTATCGGTGTTCTCGGAGATGACAAAGTTCGTCTGGGTGGCGAGTCCCTCGAACACGCTGTCCATGAACTTGTTCTTCATGTCCGGTGACCACGTGTCGTCGTACCGTTGGATCTCGGGGTGGAGGACCCAGTGGTTGTCCGTGGAGTGCTCGTCCAAGAGTTGACCGAGAGTGATCGGCTCGTTCGTGGGCTTGCGCCGACGGAGGGTAAAGTTGTGGTGGGTAGCGAAAGGACTGCCCTCGGATGAAACTCGTTTGCGAAGTTCGACCATCGTCGTTCGTGTGTGCCTGTGTGCGTGCGTGCGTGCGTGTGTAGATCTGAGGGAAAAAATTTTAATTTTTAGAATTATAAACATGAGCACCTACAACCAACCCCCGTGCAATTTCAAGTACCGAATCGCCGCCCTCGAGAAAGTGGTCGACGGCGACACCGTGGACGTTCTCATCGACCTCGGGTTCGACGTGCTCACCAGACAGCGGGTGCGTCTCCTCGGGATCGACACCCCGGAGAGCCGCACGAGCGATCTCGAAGAGAAGAAGTACGGTCTCATGTCGAAAAAGGCACTCAAGGACTGGTGCCTCAAGGCGGTCGCCAGTGAGAAGGACGACATCGAGATGGAACTCCGCACCCCGGAGGCGGACTCCAGGGGAAAGTTCGGTCGCGTGCTCGGGGAGATCTGGGTCGTCGAGGACGGTCAATGGACGAACGTGAACCAGTGGTTGTGCGACAACCACTACGCCGTGCCGTACGTGGGACAAAACAAAGCGGACGTCGAGGCGCTGCACATGGAAAACAGAAAGCACTTAAACGTTGAGCCTTAAATATATTCAGTATGAAAGTCATCTTCGCCTTTCCGGGGAAGAGTTTCAGTGGTAACTTTTTACGACAATGGAGTGAGACCCTTATCGTCTTGTCGCAAAAAGGTATAGACGCGCGCATGATTCAGGAATACAGTTCGTTCGTGAGTTTCTCCCGGATGAAGACCTTGGGCTTGAACGTCCTCCGGGGGAAAGAACAAAAACCGTTCGGTGGAAACGTGGAGTACGACGTCTGGTTCACCATCGACAGCGACATCTACTTCACCCCGGAACAAGTCTTGGAACTCATCGAAGACACGAAGACCCACCCGGTGGTTTCCGGGTATTACCGGATGCAAGACATGAAAAACTATGCCATGGTGGAGGAGTGGGACCTCGACTACTTTAAAGAACACGGTTCCTTCAAGTTCCTCACCGTGGAGGACATGAAGAAGAAAGAGGACAAGTACATCAAAGTCGCCTACAACGGCATGGGATTCTTCGCCTGTCGCAAGGGTGTGATAGAAAAGATGGAGTACCCTTACTTTGATCACGAGGTCTTCGAGTTTGAAACTAAAGAAGGCACGGTGATCCGGGACATGTGCTCCGAGGACGTGGCGTTCTGTAAGAACCTCAACAAAGCCGGCTTCGATGTCGTCGTGAACACCACCTTGCACGTCGGTCACGAAAAGACACTCGTCATTTAATTAAAGATTGTAATCCAAAATCATATAATGTTCGGTAAAATAGTCGGGCGGTTTTTCCTAAAACAAGATTTAGGTCTCAAAGACGATGCGACCCCGGAAACGATCACCATCTCCGAAATCATGGAGACCTACCACTGCTGGGGCGCGTGGATAGCGTCCCAGGGAAATTTCAAGTACAAACAACTCTTCACCATGTTCGAGACGAGCGACGTGCACCCGGACATCGTCACCGAGATGAAAAAGTTTCACCGGGTCATCGTCCCTTACGATTACCTCAAAGACATTCTCGTGGGACACGGCGTGAACTGCGTCGCCCTCAACGAGTACACCACCCCACTGGTCCGGAATCGACCCAGGGTGATACCGAAGAAGGTCAACCCGGAAAAACTCGCGTTCCTTTACGTGGGCACCCACGATATCCGGAAAAACGTCGGCGTCCTCGCGCGGGCGTTCCAGAAGTTCTCCCGGGGCACCGACCACGTCCTCATAGTTAAGACGAACAAAACCGATGGGTTACCGGTGAGCGAGAACATCAAGTACATCACAAACAGGTGCACGGAACAACAACTCTGTGTCCTTTACAACCTCTCTGATTTCGTGATATCAACCACCCGGGGGGAGGGTGTGGGGATGCCCTTCTTGGAGGCGCAATACTTTGACAAACCGGTAATCGCCCACACCGGTGGGGTCATGGGAACGCTGGCGAAGCAGTACGACAAGTGGATTCCCCTTCCGTGTGAAGAGGTACCCATCCCCGAAGAGGGCGTGCCACCGTTCCTGAGAAAGGTGTTCTACGGGACGTGGTGGGAAGTCAGAGAGGAAGATGTACTTAAAAGCCTGAAACGAGTATTAGAAAATGAAGATCACGTACGCGATATGTGTGTGTAACGAGGACCGAGAGCTCACGAGTCTTCTCTCCTTTTTGGTGGAGACCAAGGCACCGGAGGACGACATCAACATTCTCGTCGACAAGACCCGGTGCACCGATGCGGTTCGGAGCGTCCTCGAACGTTTCCGGAAGGTGATCACCGTGAACGAGCGGGAATTCGACGGAAACTTTGCGGAGCACAGAAACTACCACGCAACCTTGTGTGGGGGCGATTACATATTCGTACTAGACGCCGACGAGATACCACAGGAAGCGCTGATGAGGGAGGTGCGCAATTTTAAGGGCGACATCCTCTACGTGCCCCGGATAAACATCTGCCCCGGGTACACCCAGAGGTGGTTGGAGAGTCACCAGTTTAAAACGACGAACACCGGGTTCATCAATTGGCCCGATTACCAAGGAAGATTTCACAAGAACAACGGGAAGATAAAGTGGGACGGTGCCCTGCACGAAAAATTGACCGGGGGTCGGGTGGAAATCATGCCGGCGTCACCGGAGATCGCCCTGTGGCACGTGAAAACCGTGCAGCGACAGGACGCGCAGAGCGACTTTTACAACACTCCTAAAGAATAAGATTGTAATAAAGTTAATGTTGTTCAGACCCAGACCCGATCATGCGATAGGAAACCTGAGCCTGTGCCTCGCCACCCACTTCATCAACTCCGGTGGAATGGGGCGGTTCCACAAAGACGTTTACCTCTACGGCAGAGACCAGATGTTCGTGTTCAAGCACGTCGTCTCAGATGACGACGATCTAGAGGTCAAAGACATGTCCGTGATAAACGCGTTCAACCACTTGCGTTACAAAAATTTGGGGGAGGTGATGCGTTACCTCATCCAACCCTCACCCCGGATGCAGTCGAGAATCGACAAGGCGTGGGAAAAAATATCCGGATGCACCGCGTGCTTTCACATCCGGAGGGGCACCAACAGCGAGGACTCGAGTCGATTCGCCTACTTCCCGACGGCGTCGGACCAAGCCGTGGACGCCATGGTCGCCCAGGCGCTGAAAATGGACGAACCGGTGTTCGTCCTAAGCGATTCCGTGGCGACGAAGGAGCACTTTCTCGAGAGAGTTCCGAAGGCGGTCGCCCTGGACCACGCCATCGGGTTCACCGCGTGTGAACACTCCCAAAACTCTGAGGTTGAGGACGAAGCGTTCGAGGCGAAGATGAACAGCGTCATGGAGTGGTTTCTCATCTCCAAGTTTTCCAACGTGTACACCACCATGGGCGGAGTCGAGGGGGTGAACGTCCCGGAGGGCACGCCGGAAGGCATCTCGTCCACCTTCGGGTACTCCGCCACCGTGTACGGCGGACACCTCCCCACCTACGTGTACAACGACGGCACTTTCTTCTACCCGGATAACCCACAGAGGGGGTGGTCTGACCCGGACACCGGAAACTACATCGTCGTCCACGAACCCACAAAGGAAAAGATCGAGTGGTGCACGAAGAATTTCGGCATGTGGAAGATCCTCGTCGACCCCACGGAGTGCGAACAGGCGGGCATCGTGGAGTGGTGCGAAGAGAGGATTCACGTCCGGTTCATGACGCACGGTGAGATTCGAGTTCGCAAACTCAAAGAACTGACCTATGCAGTTAAAGATGTTCGTCGTGATTGAAAATAATGAAGGTCACCGTCATCGGTGCCGGTAAAGTCGGTCTCGCCTACGCGGTTTTCTTGGCGAACAAGGGACATCAAGTCACCGCGGTCGACAAGGACGAGGAGTACGTGCGCGCGCTCCAGAGCGGTACCTTCGTGTCACCGGAGCCCGGGGTGCAAGAGGGACTCGAAAAGATCCGAGAGTTCACCACCGAGGATGCGGGGGGCAGTGACGTTTGTGTGGTACTTGTTGACACTCCCACGTGTTATGCCGGTTACGACCACGCAAATCTTGAAAGAGTCATGGAGAGCGTTGTGTCGAAACACGAAAGAATCATCGTCTCGTGCACGACCCAACCGGGGTTCATGAAACAGTTCGAAGGCAAGGGCGTGTGCTACAGCCCCCTCTTCATTCAACTCGGGAACATCATCCACCACCAGGAGACCGCGAGGGACGTCCTCTTGGGTGGACCGAGCATTCAAGTCGTCGACGAGTTCTTCGAGATCAATCACGGTCGAGACGTGCGTATCCACCGCATGTCCCACACCGCGGCGGAGGTGGCGAAACTCGCCCTCAACTGCATGATCACCACGAAGATTTCGTTCGCGAACATGATCGACGAGGCGATGTGGCGCAGTGGACACGAAGACGAGACGAAAAAGGTTCTGAGTTTCGTGGGGTCCGACCCGCGCATCGGAGACAAGTGTCTGTCACCGGGGTGGGGCTACGGCGGTCCGTGCTTTCCGAGGGATAACAGGGCGCTGTGCACCTTCCTCCGAGAGTGGGGCGCGTCCGATTACATCCCGGTAGCCACTCACGAGACGAACGAGCGCCACGCCGTGGTCATGGCGATGAAGCGAAGCGTGCACGCGTCGGAGTTCGACGACCTCAACTACAAGCCAAACTGTCCGGTTGAGTGCGTGGAGGAGTCCCACAAGGTGAAGACCCTGCAGATTCAAAAATTAAAATTCCTACGAAAGATGTAATACGAAACATTTTCTCAGTAAGTAACAACCAAGATGTCGGTCTCAGCGGAGAAAATGTACGACGTCGCCCGAAAGGTGACCCTGGGTAAGGCTGACTTAGAGCTCGGATTGGGCATGTCGAGTGCCGTGCTCATGTTGGGCATACACTACGCAATCCTCTCGAACCTCGGTCTGAAGACCTACGACGACTGCTCCTCCATGCAGGGTAAGAACTTCGACCGTCTCGCCTCGTTCATGCGCGCTACCCTCATCATCGCCCTCACGATTCCGTCCACCCTCCTCCTGTCCGCGCTCGTCCAGAAGGACGCCGAGATGTGGGCGGTGGTCTACGGCTTGTTCGGTCTCGTGACGTCCGCCGCGACCGTGCACCTCGCCCGCAAGTGTAGCAATGCGGATAAGAAGACGAAGCGTCTCGCCGTGGGCAGCCTCTTGTGCTACATGATGATGTTGCTCGGGGGCGTCTTCCTGTTGAGGAAAAAACCAAAGGTGATTGTATGAGTTTAGTGGACACCGTGCACGCACTGATGGTGCTCATGGCGCACGTCCTCAGCCGGGCGGGAACGTTCACTTTTCAAGAGAAACTCACCCTCCTCCACGTGATCATCCACGCGATGTGTCGTCCTCACGATGGATTGATCGTTCGCGGTCGAGAGCTTCTTTTAAGAAATACATCTGAAACAATAGACCGATTTGGGACCACACCAGGGCGTACACTGCTCCTTTCCGGTACTGGTACGCCATCCAGAACACAGAGGAAATGATTCCGAGGAGGATGTACTTGACGGTGCGCTCACACTTCGTCTCGGTCCTGATGGACTCGAGCATCTGATAGAAACCGATGATGGTCGCAGTCGTGGCGAAGGCGTCGTTAGTTTCCATGTTATATTATCTCAACATAAAAGTATAACATGGACGCTCTACTCGCAAAATTTTCAGGACGCATCGACGCTAAGAAGTTGGTGAGCACGGTGGACGCTATCAAGCGTGAATACATCGACGACGGGCTCACGAAGGAAGACATCCCCGGGATCCTCGGAAAGTTGATCCCGGTGACGGCGCAGTTCAAGCAACTCACCGGTCCGGAAAAGAAGAAACTCGTCATCGGTGTTCTCAACCACCTCATCGAACAGATCGACAAGGGTGAGGAGGACAGCGCCTTCGAGACGACCCTCAAGGCACTCGTGCCCCCGATGATCGACACGATCGCCGGTGTGATGAAACTCAAGAAAAAGTTGTGCCCGTGCTTGTCGGCATAAAAACACCGGACGATATAAGATTAAGTAAACAAAATGCAATTCCCCACTTTGGAAACCATTGTACAATACGGCGTGTACACCGTAAAAGAATTAGAACGGTTTTCAAAGGAGAGACAAAAAAGAAAAATCACAGTCTTGAACGAATGTGAGACGTGCGACTTCGTCTACTCCGGTCACTCGTGTGACAACTGTTTGGGCTTGATCACCAGACCCAAGGCGGACTCCAAGTTGTTGTGAGTCCTCTTCAGGGGTTTCGCCCGCTTCAATTTGAGGGGTTCGTTCTGAACCTCACTACTTGTTATTTCCTCCAACTTCTTCGCGTTGTTGGAAATAATGGGAATCGACACGTCTTCGAAGGAATCGCGATCCACCGGTTTCGGTGGCTCCATGTCTTTGTCCGCGCCTGCCCTGAATTCTTCGATGTCCAGGTCACCACCGAACACTTTTAGCTTGTACCGGTACGGTGCCGGTTTTACGTGACCCATGATTCCATACATTCTCTTCCGCATGAGAAGAATGTTCCCACAGATTCTCCCCCCCAAGTTACATCCGTGTTTGTCAATGGCGAACGACTTCATGCAAGACCAACTGCAAAAAGTCCCGGTCGTATGGAACTTTCTGGTTCTCTCGTCGTATTTATATGGCATCTCCAAATGTTGACCCTCGAACGGGTGGCAACACCACCAACACCAAGACATACTTAAGTTTTTGTGTAATCCTTTAAGTACTGTTGTTTTCGGACGAGAGGAGCACCGCCATGAGGAGGAGACAACATATACACGAAGAAGACGACAGGAACGTCCCGGTGCTACCGGCGGCGATGAGTTTCATGTTTTTTTCCAAGAACGTCGGGGGTTCGGGTTCTTCCGCTTCCTCGATCTGCTTTTGTTCAATCTCACCCTCTTGCTGACCGGCGTCCTGTTCTATCTCACATTTCATGTTTATTTCCGAATCCAAAATGTGTCCACCCACGTTCAATTCTTGGACGCAGAAATCCAGATTGAGGGCGCAATCCGGACGCTGTTCGGGAAGGTACGTGTCACCCGCGTTGGCACACACCCTGCCCCGACAGTGCATGCGAGCCTCCAAGGCTCTCCGAGCCATCGTCCCAGCCCTCGAATCCGGTAGATCCTTCACGATCAAATCGTGCTCCATCTGCGCGGTGGAACACCCGGCGGCGGCGGGATCGAGCTCGCACACCCCATTGATGGCGTTGTAACACCGACACCAGTTGTCTTTTTTGTGTTTCTTGCACCACTTCGTCGCGAGCTCGTCGTACAACTGCGTGCCAATCTCGTTCGTCGAACACGTCGTGTCTGTTTTTATCCGGTCTCCTACACCGCAGTATCCCCTCGCCAACGCGTTCGCGTCTCCTATGTCTTTACACTTCCCTTTGCCCACGTTGTGATTCCGTCGCTCAGCGCTCCCGCTGCAGTACTTAGCCACACCGTCGTGGTAGTACGCGACACACTGCGAATGGTTTTCATAGTTTCTACTCGGTGACGTGACCGGATCGATGTAATAAAGTCTCCACCACGCATCGTTCAAGTTTCCCCATGCGTCTCGTCTGCAATACCATTTTCTTGGTGGCGGTGGTGGTGGTGGTGGGGAACCCCCCATTGCTTCCTATTGTATGCCACATAAAATTATTTAACCCCAGCCATGGCACCCAAGATTATCAGCACCAACAAACAAATGAACGACACCGAGGCGAAGAGTGTGGTCCCACCTCCTGCAGCGAGTAAAATTTTATTCTTCTCCACGAAAGACTTCTCCTTTACAACTTTTTTTTTCGGTTTAGGAGCAGTCGGGTCACACGCCTGGTCCTCACCGTTGATGGTCTGGTAACAAAACTGCAAAGTCAAGGGATCGTTCACAGTCATCTCACTTACTGTCTAAGAGAGATAATAAGTATTGCACAAGTTGCTTTCTGTTGCCCTCACGCTTCTTGATGGCATTCACAACGCGCTGTTCCTCCTTGGCGCCAAACTTGAAACCACTCTTCTTAAGTTTCGCCATGATCATGAACACATTCGGCTTCGGTTGGTTCTCGATGTATGCGATGGCTCTGGAGATACTCGGTCGACCTTTCTTGAATTCACGTCGTCCCCTGACAAAGAAAATGAGGGCGAACACGAGGGCGATCCCGAAAAGGATTTGAAACGTCTTCATCTTTTTTACAATACGTCTACAAAATAATTACTTTCGGGAAAACAACACGATGGCTAAGCAAACGAGGGACAGAGAAGAGACGACGACGAATTGTCCGAACGCCATCGCTTCCGACTCCATCTTGGTCGGTTTTTTGTCCACGTTCCAATCGCCCAACTCCGGTGCCGGTCCGAAACTCGCCAGGAGTTCCTTCAATTCTTCCTCGGAGCGTTCGTCACCCTCCAAGACACAGTGTTTCACGATGGTGTTCACCGAGGTCTCCCCGAGGTCCCACTCGCGCCCGCAGATGCTCACCGGTTTGCACTCCGGTTTGTTCTTCGGGAGGAAGACGTCCGCTGGGCACACCCCGATGCGACAGTGACGGTTTTTCACGATGGCGTCGTATCCTTCTGGACCAAGAGCGACGTCGTCCCGAAGGCTATCCGAGACCACCGTGTTCTTGCACACCGGGTTGTTCGGCATCTCACCGCACCTCTTGTTGACGATGTTGTAGCAGTTGCACCACCGTTGGTCGTGTCCGTGATTTTTGCAATACGCGGCAGCCATCTCTTCGAAACGTTCCGTGCCGAGGTAGTCCGGCGTACACAAGCGTTCCGTCGTTCCCGTGAGTGGGTTCATGTTGTGTCCTTGTTCACAAAATTGCTTCACCAAGCGGTCGTACATACCCACGAGTTCGGCGTTGTTGCCCATGTTGTCACTCAGCGTTTCCAGTTCTCGTCCGTTCGTCGCGCTGTAGGCGCACGCGTACTTCTTCCCCGCCGACTTTTCAACTTGTGTGCCGCCTGGGCACCCACTATTGGTATCGACGCGGTCGAGTTTCCCAGGCATGGCAGATGGGATCTCCGTGATTTGAATGGAAGAGATGTCGTCGTTCCAGTCCTCGCCCACCCACGAACTCGTGCCACGCATCACAAACCTTTTACCCTTATAGTCTTGGTCGGAGTAGGCGACGATGTTGCAATTCTCCCCGGAAGCGACGCTATAGCTACTGATTTCATCCTCAGTCAGCCAGTCAGAAGACACCCTGTAACTTTTCGTGATGTCCATGTTTTCACCGCCAAAGTCCACATGTTCGAACACGCTGACTTTGCAACTCATATGTTACAAAGAGTTGAGAAAATTTTTCTGTGCTATTTGTAAATTACGCCAGGGCATCATGGGAGGTTCGAAGTCCCAGATGGTTCAACAGTTTTTCAACATCAACGCCGTGAACGAGACGATCACAAATCAGGTCACCAAGAACCGAACCACGGTGAGTGCGTCTCAAACCAACATTCAAAAACTTTCCATCATCATCGCCGGTTCGGTCGTCGGATGTGACATCAAGATGAACCAAAAGATCGCCGCCAACAACGTGAGTACGGTGGAATCCGCAGTACAAACCGTGGTGGACATGAAGTCGGAAATTCAGAACACCATGGAACAAAGCGCTGAGGCGAACATGGCGATGCTCACCGAGTTGGGTTCCCTGAGTGACATGATGGGTGAGAGTAATCAAGACATTCGTCAGGAAATCAACACGACCATCCGCAACGTGGTGGAGACAAACATCACGGAGGAGAACATCACGGAACTGATGGCAGAGCAGGTGAACATTCAAAAGTCAGAACTGATCATCGGTGGTAACTTCGACTGCAGAGGTGGCAGGGGTACGATCGACGCGTCCCAAGATGTCGTGGCTCAACTCACAGCCACGGCTGTTGGGAACATGTTGACCGAGAAACTCATGGAAAATAGCATGGTCAACGCCGTGACGCAGTCCGCCGCCGCCTCCGTGACCCAGTCAAACACCGGTTTCGCAGGCATCGTCGATTCGGTGGGTGGCGCCGTCTCCGGTATCATTTCGTCGTCCACCGGGGTCTTCTGGATCATCGGGTGCGTCATCTGCGTCGCCCTGATCGGCATCGTTATGTTCATGATGTCTCCGGCTGGACAAAACATCGGCAAGTCCGCCGCCGGTAGAATCTAATTAAAGTTAAAGAGTAAGTATTCATTTCTTTATAGATGATTTTGAGTATCGACGTCGGTATTCGAAATCTGGCAATGTGTTTGCTTAACGAAACCTCGAATCTCATCGTGGAGTGGGACGTCAGCGGAGTTCCACCGGAGCACAAAGATGGGTTGTACGTATCGTTAAGAAAACACCTGGACGAGCGACCGTGGGTCCTCGACGCGGACGTCGTGCTCATTGAGAAGCAACCGGAGAGAAACAAGAAGATGGTTTCCGTGATGCACTTTTTGCACTCCTACTTCGTGATCAAATCCCCGCGAGCGGAGACCATCCTCTACGACGCTAGACACAAGATTCCAGACGTCGCCGGGGCTGGGAAGACCCTGTACCGGAAGAGGAAAAACACCGCCATCGAGAGGTGTCGAGAGTTCATACACTCCGGTGACGTCAACAATCACTGGGTGGACCTCTTCAACGTTTCAAAGAAAAAAGACGACCTCGCGGACACGGTGATGCAGGCGCTCTCGTACACGAGACGGGTGGAGCCCACGCCCTCTGTGGCGAAGAAATCCAAAAAGGTGACACCCCGGAAACCCACCCCGAACCAGAAGGAGACGAAATATTCCAAGGCAAACTTGGCGTGGATCTATAAAAACAAACCGGAGTGCGAGGTGTTGGAGAACAACAAGAGGTTCATGAAAGATCTTCACCGATACTACCGGAGCATCGACGAACTGGTGGAAGAAATAAAATGATGATTCATTGTAGGTATGTTGTTCAACGCGTACGTCATAAACCTGGACTCACACAGGGAGAGGTTCGACGTGCAATCGAGACACCTGCGAGACGCCGGGGTGTCCTCCATCGTGCGCGTTCGAGGGCACACCCCCGACGAGATCCCTCGCGAGGAGAGACACCGGTACTTCAAAAACCAATCCTTCATGCCGGGGACGAACATGGCGTGCGCTTATTCCCACCTGCAAGCGCTTCGGCGCTTCGTGGAGACGGACCCACACGACGTGGCGCTCGTGTTGGAAGACGACGCCTTCCCCCTCGTGAACGCGGAGACGCTCCGGAAGAAACTCCGGGGCGCGGACGTGGACTGGGACCTCCTCATGCTCCACTGCGATGGGTTTTGCCCAACCTCGAGGGCACCGGCGGGAAGGATGTCCGCGTCCATGGCGGCGTACTTTGTCACGAAGGAGGGTGCCCGGAAACTCCTCCGACACAAGTACCACTACCAATTCGACATAGACACGAGTAACCTCGGCGACGTGAGGAAAATTGTGGAACCGGTGAACTCGTTTTGGACCGATGAGGACGCGGAGATGTCTGGGAAATCCAGTGTGAACAGGAAACGCGTCACGTACTGTCCTTCGGCGTTGAAGAACGTCAAGGGAAACCGGGGTGAGAAAAACGTGTGCCACGCCATGTGGTACAAAATTTTTCGCATACCGGGGATTGGGTACGAGGTGACTTCTTTCGACGTCATAGTTGGTCTTTTATTTTTTGGAATTTTCTCTCGTCTATGGATGAGGCGCTGACCCGAAGTTTAGAGAAGATGTTCGTTTTGCTCGACGTGCGGGAGATGTCTTCCGTGATCACGGACAGACCGTTGCACACGTCGGGTTTGTTCTCCTTATCAGGAAACTCTAGGTTGAAGGCGTGAATGCTCGCACTCGGGATGTCCGGAGCCTCGTCCAAGAGCCTGTCGTATTCCGCGCGACACCTCTCGACGAACTCCATGACGGGGACGCGGTCTTTCCTGTCCAGAGAGAGTTCCATGTCTATCGAACGGTAAAACTTTGAGTAAAGAACACACATCTGTGAGTGATGTTCGCACAACTTTTGCGCCTGCGAAAACTTACTGACAGACGTGAGGATGCCACCCAGCACATTGAGAAAGGCGAACGCGTATTGAACCATGATGATGGCGGGAGTTGGGGCGTCCTCTTGGTTTGGTGTTAAAACGGCGAAACCACCTACTCCGGTAATGCTCGATATGACTATGGCGGGATAGGATAACCAATCGTTTTGTCTCTTGAAAAACAACCTCGCGTGGTTGTGACACCACCGGTATCCGGCAGCCCTCTCCGCCCATCTTCGAACGAGCAACTCTTGTTTTTCGCACCATATAGCGGTGCTCGCCGTCGAGGAGCTCGCCTCTGGACTCATGCATTTGTGAGAGATTTTTTTATCTCCGTCGCCCTATTCCGGGCGAGGGTGTCCACCTTCTCATTGAGAGCGTTTCCGGCGTGCGCCTTGACCCACTTAAACTCCACCTCGTGCATGTTACACCGGAGGAGGTCTATCTTTTCCCACAGTTCCCGGTTTTTCACGGGCGCACCGTTGGAAGTGGTCCATCCCCTCTTCTTCCACCCGTGGATCCAAGACGTGATTCCCTTCTGCACGTACGTGGAGTCGGTGTGCACCTTCACCTTGGTGATCCCCAAATCTATGCACTTTTCCAGTGCGTGCGCCACCGCGGTCATCTCCATGATGTTGTTCGTGGTTCGCGCTTCGCCGCCGATGAGTTCGAACCCCGGACCCACGCACGCCCACCCACCGGGACCGGGGTTCCCCAAGGCGCTTCCGTCGGTGTACACGTCGATCATGTTTTAAATAATATACAACTTAATTTTTTATCTCACGTAAGATTATACCAGAAGAAATGGATCCGATTGTGATAATCGTCGGAATCGTCGTCGTCCTCTTCTTGGCGTTCTTCTTGTTCGCCGGTGACGGCGGGGACGCCGTGGTCCAATCGACGTCGGAGGAGTCCACCGGGACCGGGGACACGGTGCTTCCCATTGAGGAGGGTTCCGATGTGGAGAACCTGAACACGGAGACCGTGAACGAGGAGGTCTCCGAGAGCGCGCCCAAGGTGGAGAAGCCCACGGACGTCTCCGGATGCGTCGGATGGTTCAACGGTGACTCGTGGGACGAAGAGCAAAACGTGTGGAAGGACCTCTCCGGACAAGGAAACGACGTCACGGACATCACCGGGACGATCGAGTCCACGTCCAACGATTCCTCGAACAACGTCAAGTACGTCTTCGGCGACACCACGGCGGGTCTCAAGTTCCCACAGGCGTGCATGACGACCGGTAGAAAGTACACCCTGTTCCACGTTGCCCGGTACGGCAAGGGCACGACCTTCGGTCGCATCTTCCAAGGCACGACGAACGATTTCGTCTCCGGGTTCTACGACGGAAAGATCGGGGGCGCCCACCGGTCCGGAAGCGGGTGGATCGCACACAACATCGAGCCCACCAGAGACCCGTCCTTCATCGTGAGCACGGACCAGAAGCACATGTTCCGCCTGAACGGTCTTCACCGAAGCGGCGCCACGAACTTTTCCGCCAACATCCCGTCCCAGTTGACCATCAACGACGGCGACGCCCCGGAAGAGAAGAGCGATTGGGAGGTGGCGGAGGTCATCTTCTACAGGGGTGAGTTGAATCTCGACCAGATTCGAAAGATTGAGAATTATTTGATGAAGAAGTACCGCATCTTGAAGGCTATCCGCCCCGGTGTGAACATGTTTAACTTTGCCGATGACGGCGACGACCTCGAGCGCCTCAACAACATGGGCGCCCAGTGCGGTGAGGAAGGGGTTATGTACTTTAACCGACTTATCCGTCACCAAGACAGGATCGGGAGACCCCTCCGACGCAGACAGTTTGACAACTCGTGCATCCAAGGTTTGGATGGGTCCGTCGACGAAAAACAAACCGAGTACGTGAACACGAACAAGCCGTGGAGGGAGGGATGGCAGACCCTCATGAACTTGGACTGCGAGGACAAGGGCATCGGTGGGTACACGTTCGAGGAGGCGTCGAACGGAACCAAGGTGCGCACCAAGTACTCGTGTCACAGCGCGCCCCTCTCCGCTCGTTCGTGCACGGACGAGAGCGTGGAGATCAACCCCGCCGAGAGAAACCTCAACGCCTCCCTCAACAACGTACAGATGAACTGTGGGCAGAAGGCGATGACCAGACTCCGGTTCGTGGAAGAGGATGGAAAGTACAAGTACAAATACCAGTGTTGCAACTTAGAAGACATGTAAAAAAAATGTAATTGTAAAGTATAGATTATGATTGCCATCATCATTGGGATACTAGTCTTAGTCATCGCGATCGCGGCGTTCTACCTATCCGGAGGTTTCGACGCCGGTCCCGGACCGGTCGCCGCACCAACGTTAGAAGACATTCCACCGGAAGACATCGGAATGGACGTCAACATTCAACTCCCCGAGGAGGACGAAGAAGAAGAACTTCAGGAAGACTTTTCCATGGTGGAGTTTTCCGTCCCAGAGGAGAGTGGTAAGTTCAAGCCCTCTTCCATCGGTGGTCTCGTCGGGTGGTTCACCGGGTCGAGTTTCGACAACGACACCGGGGAGTGGAACGACATCAGTGGCAACGACAACCACGCCGTAGACGTGTTGGGCAGTCCGGAGAGCATCGAGGGTGACCGGGGTTCGAACAATCAGAAGTACGTCATCGGCACCGAGAACGACGGTTTAAAGTTCCCGGTCGAAGTCCTCACCACCGGGCGAAAGTTCACCATGTTTCACGTCTCCAGATACAACACTGAGCAGATCGTGGATTATGCCGCCCCTGGAATGGGGAGAATTTTCGATGGCACCGACAACGGCTTCGTCTCCGGTGCACATGGTGGCAAGACTGGGTGGGCGCACAGAAACGGTTCCGGTGCGATCACGCACGGAAGTGTTAACAAGACCTTCTTTAACAAGTTCTCGGTGAACACCGATCAAAAGACCCTCTACCGGTTCAATGGTGTGCAGAGAAGCGGTCTCCCGAACCTGTCCGCGCTCACACCCGGTCAGATGACGATCAACTACGGCGAAGCGCGCGCTTCGAACTACGGTCAGCACGGTGAGAAATCTGTGTGGGCAGTCGCCGAGGTCTTGTTCTACGACCGTGAACTCTCCGGGCAAGAGATTGAAAAGATCGAGGACTACCTCTTCGCCAAGTACGGTGTCAAGAAGTTGGCGTACAGTCACCAACACGTGCGCAACCCGTTTAAGAAGGAAGTCGACGGCATTCAAAACATGGGCGTGTCGTGTGGAAACCAAGGCGCACTGTCGAGCACGTATTTGAGACGTCACTACTCTCGTTACACACAACAAGACGAGAACGGAAACGACGTGCGAGTCGTTTTACCGAACGGGAACTATTACTTCGAAAGTGGGTGTGTCCAAGGAATCTCCGATCCGGTGGACGGTACGACGAAATCGACCGAACCCGTCGAAAGACTTGACAGCGAGACCCTGAACAATGACGGTGACGCGTGGTTTGATTCGGCACAAAAAGTGTACAACATGAATTGCAGAACGTCCCCGCTCACGGAATACAAGTTCAAGCAGGTGGGTGAAAAGATGAAGAGCGATTACAAGTGTTCCTCGAGAAAGGTTGTTGAGGACTCGTGCGAAGACAAGTTGTCGGAGAACCCGAGCCGGTCCGCCGAGGGAAACTTTTTCAAGAGCATGCACTTGGAGAAAATCGACTGTTATCCAAAGGTGTTGACGGCTATGGAGTTGGTGAAGAATCCGGAGGGTGAGGGGTACCGCATCAAGGGTAAGTGCTGTAACCTCGAAGACGTATAAGTTAGACATATTTGCAAAACAAAAATTAAGATGCTTGATTATGAATCATCTTAATTTTTGATATATTTATACTAAAATGTAGCCACGAATCTCTTAGTTGGAGAAAGCAAGGCCACCCATACCGGATTGCACGCGGAGGACGTTGTAGTTGGTCGCGAACATGTGCATGGTAGTCTTCGCCGTGTTCTTGAGGGTGACGGAGACTTGCGCGTTGTCAATGCGCGAGAAGTTGCACGTGCCAGTCGGTTGGTGCTCTTCCGGGCGGAGGGCGAACGAGTAGCAGTACACACCCGGGTACGGGGTACCGGAGTGGTGCATGTACGGCATGACTTGGTTGTAGAACTTGCCGTCTTGAGCCTTGGCGCGGTCTTGACCGTTGAGGACGAGCTTGAATTCCGAAAGCGGACCGTAGGAACCGGACGTGCCTTCTTCAATCCAGCGCTGACCGGAGCCACCGGTACCCACGGCGTAGAGCGGGGCACCAACTTGTTCGACCGGGACGAACGCGTTGGAGTCAGCGAGCGCAGTCGGATCGGTTTCGAGGACAATGGAATCGTTGTCAGAGTTGGAAGTGAAGTTCCACGCGGCGGCGTTACCGACGGTACCGTCGTTGAAGCACCAGACGAGTTCCTTCACCGGGTGGTTGTAGGACAAACGAACTTGCTTGGTACCGTTTTGCGTGACGGTGTCCGTGCCAGTGTGTTGCGTTTGTTCAATGAGGTATTCGTGCGCCTTTTGCGAGAATCGGCGGCGTTCTTCGGTGTCAAGGTAGATGTAGTTACCCCAGACCTTGAAAGTGGAACCATCCGTGTAACCGGAGAATTCACTGGAGAGGTCGAAGTCGAGGCGGACTTCGTGGTACTGCAAAGCAATAAGCGGGAGAGCGAGACCCGGGTTGCGGTTGAAGTAGAAGATGAGCGGCAAGTAAACGCTGTTACCGGAGCCGGACGTCATCTTACCCCACTGAGCCTTCTTGGAGGAGTCCAAGTAGAGCTCAGAGTACAAACGCCACCACTTTTGGTAGCACTTGTCGATGCGCTGACCACCGATGGACAATTCAACGTCCTTAATCGCACGCTCAGCCGCCCACGACGTGCCGAGACCGGCGACGGAGGACGTGTTGAGGGACGCGGCGACCATTTCGACGTACATTTCACCGATCAAGTCACCATTGCGAGCGATCGTAACGGACACACGACCGTTGTTAGCCGGGGTACCGTTGACGGTTTGTTCGATGACTTCCATCGCGAAGTTCGTGTGACGCTTGTAAACCGCTTGGAAGAAGGTCACCTTAGGAGACGCAGTGAGGTACGTGTCTTGCGCGCCGTACGCGACGAGTTGCATGAGGCCACCAGCCATGTTGAGAGTTGTTGTACTATACACAGAGAAAATAATTTTGGGTGATCTCTCCTGTCCTGACGCATGTCACCCGGTACCCTCGCGCCAAAAATCCGATTACCATTTTCTAGGACAATCATAAATCATGCAACGCCCTGAGGACGAAGACATTGAGGACGATATCGAGGAGGGCGAGATCGTCGTCACCGACGAAGAAGAATTTTCCGAAGAGGAGGAGGATGAAATTCAGGAGGAAGGCGACGAGGAATTCGATGATGAGTTTGATGAAGACATGATCGCTGATCCGGTGAGCGACATGACGGATATGCTGGTGAACGTACTCACGACCCCGGACGGGGACACCATCCCGAGCGCTCTGGTCAACATCGCCACCCAACTCGAAAATCAAAACAGAATTTTGATTAAAATTTTTTCAGCCCTGAAGAATTTTAGAGGCGAGTAAATAATTTCTCAAATAAAGGTACGGTTCGATATACAATTAGGAAAAATTATGGCGACACATTTCATTGACAAAGAGCCCAACCGTGGAGAGTCTGATTTACAACAAAAGTACAATCAGATTCAGACTCTCGACGCAAACAAGATCATTGAAGTAGTCCGCGCGCTGGAGGCGAAGTGGAAACTCCTGCCGGAGCACTGCAACAACGTGTCGTTCTCTCGGCTCGGCTTCACTCAGTTCTTCGCCCCAGAAGAGATCGATGAGAAGACCGGATTCCCGAGGGACATACAGATGCGCATCGTGGACACGAAGCGTGACCGTGAGCTCGGGTTCCTGAAGAACGTCGCATCTCGAGTGAAGGCGCTGGAGATCACCACACAGTTGCCGGATGAGAGCGACGCGGGGGGCGCCGGTCTCATGCTTAGCGAGCGGTTGTGTCGCCTGATAAAACAAGTGGACGAGGGATTCAAGAACGTGCGCTTCTACTTTAAGGCGGGGCAGCGCATATCGGACCCGAGAAACCAACCGGACAAGTTCGACGCCGACCCGGAGTACTTCGACGCGAACCCGATGGACGCGGTCAAGCTAGACAAGTGCAACCCACACCAACGGGCGATCGTGGCGTGTCTCAACGAGACCTACCGGAAGGAGATGCGACGGTACAAGGACAACTGCATGATTCAGCGACGAAGCGAGGGGCACTACACGCGCGCGTGGAAGCCGACGCACACGATCAAGGCGTTCGTTCACGAGTTCGCGGACAAGGACATCAACTTTGATTTCTGGCAGGACATCACCTCGAAGGGTCGGGGCATCGACGACGTGATTCGTCACCTGTCTTCGTGCCACGACTCCCAGTTTCCGGAAATCATAAAGGACCGACACATGTGGTCGTTCAAGAACGGGGTCTTCCTGGGAAAGGTGTGGTGCCCGGAACAAGGTGTGTACGACTGCAAGTTTTATCCGTACGAGAGCAAGGAATTCATGTGTTTGGACCCGACCAAGGTGAGTTGCAAATATTTCGACCAATACTTTGAGGACTACTCCCACGTGTCGGACTGGTACGACATCCCAACCCCATACTTTCAAAGCATCATGGACTACCAAGGCTTTGAGGTGGACGTGTGCAAGTGGATGTACGTGATGGGCGGTCGCCTGTGTTACGACACCGGGGACTTGGACCACTGGCAGGTGATAGGTTTCTTAAAGGGGGTGGCGCGTTCCGGTAAATCCACCCTCATCACAAAGGTGTTTAAAAAGTTTTACGAATCTGAGGACGTCAAGACGTTGTCGAACAACATCGAGAAGAAGTTCGGTCTGTCTTCCATCTGCGACGCACTGTTGTTCATAGCCCCCGAGGTGAAGGGCGACCTCGCCCTGGAGCAGGCTGAGTTCCAGTCGCTGGTCTCCGGTGAAGACGTCTCGATCGCGGTGAAACACGCCCAAGCTCGAAGCATGGAGTGGCGCACACCGGGTGTGCTGGGTGGAAACGAGGTGCCTGGGTGGAAGGACAACTCCGGGTCCATCCTCCGGCGCATCCTCCCGTGGAATTTTAGCAAGCAAGTCAAGGACGCGGACCCAAACTTAGACGCCAAGTTGAACGACGAACTGCCAGCCATCATGCTCAAGTGCATCCGGGCGTACATCGACTACTCGCAAAAGTATAGCAATAAAGACATTTGGAACGTGGTGCCACAGTATTTCAAGGAGATTCAGAAGAAGGTTGCCATGGTGGCGAGCACCCTCACGAATTTCTTGGAGCAATCGAACGTCAAGTTCGGGAAGGACTTGTACATCCCACAGAGAGATTTCGTGGCGCAATTCCAAGCGCACTGCACGACGAACAACCTCGGCAAGCCAAAGTTCAACGAGGACTTCTACCAGGGACCGTTCTCTTCCAGAGACTTGGAAGTGCGGGTGGCGTCCCTCGAGTACAGAGGCGCCATCTTACCGAGCCAACCGTTCATCTTCGGGGTGGACGTCCTAGAAGAATAAATTCTTGTAATATATTATGAGCACTCCTGCCAACATTCAAAACTTCTTAAAGGATGCCAACATCAACGTCGTTCAAGACGACACACCGAGGCGAGTCGTCGGTGTGTCCGTGGCGCCGGCACCCCGCCTGCGCCCGCGCCCGCGCCCGCGCCCGCGCCCGCGACCGCTGTCAAATCGAATGAACGCGTTTGAAACGCCACCGGGGACACCCTTGCGGAGGGCGAAATCCCTCTCCCCGGTGCGCATGCGTTTTCCAGAACACGTGATCTTCGACTCCGCGAGGAAGGCGTCTCCGGTGAAGCGCGCGATCGTTCCCAATCCCAAGCAGTCCTCCCTCGTGTTCTCACAGCTCGAGTACAAGATGTACAACGCGACGTCTAGACCACCGAAACCGGTGAAGGTCCACGTCGCGGCGATCGCGCGAAGGAAACCGCAGACGATCCCGGTGCGCGTGCCAGGTGACTACTTTCTCATCAAGATCGAAAACATTCAGGCGTGCGACGAGCGGTTCAAGTGCTCGTCCGAGAGGAAGAACACCGTGCAATTCAGCGGACAGATCGTTCGAGGGAGGGACCGGAGTAACTTTACGATGTACATCTTCAACAACGGCACGGTGAGGATCACCGGTGGGGTCCCAGGAAACAATCCGAAGACGATCGTGCACGTGCGAAACAAAATCCTCGACGAGTACACGCCCCTCATGAAGGAACTCTACGCCACCCTCAAATTCTCAAACCTCAACGCGCAGTTTAGGTTCAACGGCACGTTCAAACCGGACGTCCTCAAGCGGGTCCTCCTCCGGTACAAGTTCGAGTTCACGTACGAACCGGAAATCAAACAAAATTTCATCAAGGTGTCCTACAATAATCACAGTTTTCAGTTGTGGTTCACCGGGTTGGTGCAACTGTTCGGGTACAAAACGAAAACGCAGGTGGAGGAAGCCCACCGTCACGGGCGCGCCCTTGTGAAATTGTTGGAAAAGGAGGGGGCGACGACCCTCACCGGGGCGTATTCGAGTCCGATCCGGAAGCGTAAGAGGAACAACGGCAACCAGAGCCTGTTACCGAACCTCAACAAGCTCAACGCCATGAACATGTGCAAGATGAGCAAGAAGGAACTCTTAGCGTACGCCAGGCTCAGTGGGGTGACCCTCCCGAAACACATCCTGAAGGCGGACATTTGTAAGAAGATTCGGAACGCGCGAAGCGTGAAGGTTTCGAACGCCCAAGTGATGAACGATTTGTTGAACATTTTCGGCAAGGATTGGCTCCGAAGGTACGATTGGCTCGCCGCCCACGACATGCCAAAGGACATTCGAGAGGTACAGAAACTCATCTCCAAGTTACCGGAGAGCTCGCGCACGAAGACGAAGATCGCGGAGATCGAACGTGACTACGTGACGAGGGCGAAAACTTCGAGAAGAAAGTCTTACGACACGGCGCAAGAAAGACTCGTCAAGGCGGTGGCGGACCTGTTTTAATCGATCGTGCGTTGGGGCGCGGATATCTTCTTCAAGATGACCGCGTGATACTTAAAATTATATCCCGGGAACTCCTCCTTGATGATCATCGAGACCTGTTGGGCTTTCCCGAGATGTGACACACCGGTTTCCACGGAAACCCGCAAGAGATCGTTGAGGTACTTGTCGAGGGCGACGTACCTGCGGACCCTCTCCGCGGAGACCCCGTCGGTCTGCATTTGGGTCACCATGGGGTCCGGTTCGACGTAGTTCGCGTCCCACGTGAGAAACAAAACGACGATGGCGAGGAATAACCAAAGCATGTTTTAGTTTTATAATTACACAGAAATAATTTTCAAAACGTCGTTCACCTTGTGCACCAAATTGTACAACTCGTATGGGCACTCGATGACTTGTGGTCGGCATATTTCTAACTCTATTTGGTACACGTACGGGTCCTCCGAGTCGAGGTCTTGGGTGACCCCGGAAGCGATCGTCATGTCAATGCTCAAGTTTTTGCGCACGAAAGACTTTCTCTGCTTTACCACCTTTCGATCCATCTCGTATTGACCCGACACCGGGGTCTCCACCGACACCCCGAGACGCAAATCGAGGGGAGAATTTTGTTCGATAAAGTCCTCGTTCACTACGAGATTTTTTTGAATCATCGTCTGTTCTCCGGTCTCCCCACTCACCGAGAGCCTGATCTTGTGTTCGTCGTTGTAGTAGGAGTCCGTGTTGGTCACGAAGACGTTTTCGAACCCCGGATACTGCTCGAGACCCGCCATGATGGCGTCCCACTTCTCCTTTCCGACGTTGGTGTCGAAGAACTTCCCATTGTACCTCCCGAGGCGGAACTCAAACTCGATGTGAGGGGTGTTCCGGTGCGCCTCCAGGAGTTCCCAAACTTTATCCGTGATTCGTTGCACGTCAAACATACTTGTCAAATAATGGCGTTAATTTTTTAAGTCTCATCCTCGGCGTACACCAAAAGGGAGTACGGGGCTTTGGTTTCGAAATCCACCTTCCGGACGTGTTCGTCGTCGAAGAGGTACCAGTCCCCGGTCCTGGACCGCCCGAGGGTGACGTAGTGTCCACCGGATTGCGTGCCGAGGTGAAGACCCGCGGCGACGAGCGTGAACTTTCTCTCCCTCGCCTTGAGGGCGGTGGGGGCGTTCACGATGCCTTTTCGATCGAAGGTGAACATGGGGAACTTCGGAAGGTCCCGAATCAAACTCCGTGTGGTCGCCACGTTGTGGGTCTTCCCGTCGTCGTCCACGAAATCCGTGAGGGCGTTCCACTTGCCCGTGCGCTCCAACATGTCGAGGAGGTTCCCGCTCTCCATCATGGGGAGGATGCACGCGCCGAACGCGTCCTCCATCGTGGAAGTTCCACCGGGGTAAACGGTCTCTTGAACCCGGACGCCGTAAAACCACTTCTTGAGTTCGGGAATCTCCTTCTCGAGGATGTCGATGACGAGCAACACCGTCTCTTGGAGGTCGTTCTCGTCGAACTCGCTGATTCGGGGGAACTGTTTTTGGAGTTCGCGGAAGAGGGTCGTCGGGTCGTAACTGCCATCGCCGCCGCGGACAAACTCGATGTACGCCCTCGTGAACCCACACGTCCCATCGTAGTCGAGGGAGGCGACGTGGTCGGTCAGTTTGGGGATGTGCAACAAGCACTGGAGCGCACTCGAAAAGTGACAGGTGTTGGCGAGATTTACGATGCCCCTCATATTACACTTAAAAAGTCTCTCATCTTTATGTCTTCCTTGATGTTCACGATGGTCCGGTAGAAAGTTCTCCGGTTGTTCGGATACGTCTTGTCCGTGCGCACGTTCACCACCTTCCACCACATGGGTACGTCGTCCGTGACGTACTGACACTCCACGATCATGTCGTTCCGGAACCACGGGTGGTTCTCCGGACTGTCCGTTTCGTAGACGAGTTCCCCCCTCTCTTGGACGTACATCCTCCAGATCCCTCTGTGTTCGTCCCACCGGAGTTGGAAATCCACGGTGTTCTTCTCCCTCGGTTTCCACTTGAACATCGTCTCGTGGGTACCGAGTTTCACCGGGCAGTTCACCGGGGTGAACACCAACCCGTCCACTCTCTCCTTCACGGTGGGGAGGTAGTCGTCCATGAACGTCTGAAAATCCGGTAACGCGTGGAACGTCTTCACCCGGACCTTGTACGCGTCGAACTTCATCACCACGAGGTTGGAGACGAACTTTTGCATGGCGTCCAACCTACGGAGAAAGTCCCACCCACCCACGGGGATGTTCTCCACCATGATGGCGTCGTACGCGAGGAACGTGTTCTCGTAGAGTTCCCCATCCAGGATGGTGCCGTCGTACGCCTGCTTCCGGGCGTTCAGGGACACCTCCGTGATCTTGAACGAGCGATCGATCAACACAGATTTCCGTTGACCACCGACCGCGAGGAAGACGAGGAGGTGGCGGACCCCGTCCGTCTTCTCGCACACGACGTAATCGTTTTCGCGGAGTATGGGAAAGTGCTTCAGCTCCACCGAGACGGGTTGGCACCCGGGAAAGCGCCCCTCGGGGGTGCCGAAGACTTGACGAACGTAGGTGAGCACGTGATCTTGCCACGACATGTTTTGATTACAATTTTAGTCTTTAATCCTACTTCGCCTTGACCCCGGCAGCGTTCAAAATGTTACTGATGCACTCGTGTGGGTACGTCATGGTCAATTTCGCGTCAGTGTAGGCGTAAATTTTCACACCGGATTCCTTCATTTTCGTAAACATGTCCTTCGGGTGCACCTTGTCAATCTTTTTCCGCACCGGTTTCACCATCATCATCCAAGCGCGCGCGCTCGTCTTGTTCACCGCGTGGATGTCCTCGCCGATCTTCTGACCGGTGACGTCGGTATCGAAAGTGAGCCCGTACTGGGACATCGGCTCGTCGCACTTTCCGGTCACCTTCTCCTTGAACCTGGACCAGTCCACACCCGGTAACACCCCGGGGAAGACCAAGACGCCGACGCCCTCGTGTTTGTCCAGACACTTTTCGAGCGTTTCCGGGTTGATGAAGATGCCAAAGTCCACGAACAAGATGCGGTCGACGTCTTTTTTCAAGCACTGCTGAATCGACTCCGCCTTCTCGTACGGGTCGTCGTTCACGAAGACGATCTCGTTCGCGTGCCCATTCTTCACGCAGTTGATGTTGAACCGGAGGATGGAGTGAAGGGTCTTCACGTGACAAGACTCCGAGCGGGTGACGACGATGGTTGAGAATCGCAACATATTGATTAATTAAGCACTGATTGTTTTAAGCCTGTCTTTGAGGCATCCGGAGAATGGCAAGTTTCCCACGTGCCCGAGGGTGGTCCGCACGTCCGCGTAGATCTTCCCACCACACTGCTGCCACCGGCGACAGAAGGCGTAGTCTTCGGAGAGGTACCGCTTGTTCTCCGGGTCGATCATACAGTCGAAACAGGCGTGGTAGTCATCAAACGTTCTGTTTTGGTGGTCGTTCTTACACCACAGTTCCGGAAACTTTTCTTCCATCTTTTTGAACACTTCCCTCTTGATCAACATGAACCCGGTGGGACCATCCAGAACTTCGATGAATCCGTTCTCCACCGAACGGCTCTGCGCGCCAAAGTTGATCACGAGACTCGACGCGAGCATGTTCGGGTTGCGTTCGTCCCCGGATTCGAGCGCCTTGGCGCACTGTTCCCACTGAACACACTTTTTGGGGTAGCAGGAGACGGCGATGTCGTGATCGCTCTCGATGAGTCTGAGGACGGAGTCTGCGTCGAAATCGATGTCAGCGTCGATGAACAGGAACAGGTCGGCGTCTGTCTCCTGCATGAACCGACCGACGGCGACGTTGCGCGCGCGGTGGACCAGGGATTCGTTCTCCGTGGTGTCGATGAAGAGCTGAATCCCTTTCCGGATCAGGAGGAGTTGAAGTTTTATGACTGAAGCCATGTATTGCTTCAGACATAAACCTCCATAGCATGGGGTGGCAAGGAAAACTTTCACCATTTGTAATTACATTTCGTTAGCAGCCTCTAAGTGTTTTGATATGTGTTGTTCGATTTTGTTTAAAGTGGGTACGGATATTTTACACACCTCGCACACCTTTGCTTTGGTCAGACGTCCTTTGAGGACGACGTAGATCACCGTGCTCGCGATGCTCTTCGGCGTCTTGCTCATCAGCTCGACGCACGCCTCGATGTTCCGGCACAGGTTCATGCACTTGATTCGCTCCTCCCTCGTGACCTCAAAGTCGTTGAGCAACCTCTGAATCAAGTCGCGCGGACGGGTCACCTCACCGGAGTTGACGTTCTCCGTCGTGAGGGTGTCCTTTATCGTGTCCATAAACATCTGCGTCGTCCGGGAGATGTCTTTCGACTTTATGTTGAACATCTCCGCGATTTCCTCCGTCGTCCTCGGGTTGTTTGACATCCTACACGCCAAGAGCACCGCGTTCGCCTTGATCCCGGCTCGCACGGCACCCCTCGTGAGCTTGAGCGAGTTGAACTTTCTGTACAAGATCTTCGCGTCCCGGAGGACGGTGTCCTGGATCGTCGGACACGCCTCGTCTATCTCGCGGTACACGTGAAACAGACTTCGGTCCTTGTGGTTCATGCTCATGTGGAAGGCGATCTTCGCCATCCTCTTGTTTTTGTAAGACGCCACCCGGGACGTCCCGATCGTCGTGCTCTTTCCCCAGTTTTGGGAGTACAACTCCGGGTTCGCGTTCGGGTTCCCACACCGCGCCGGATCCTTCGCGATCCCGTCCTGCGCGCCCGACGTCCACTCCGGGGTGTCACAGACGTACGTCGACTCCACGAGTCCGCAGTTCGTGCACACCGGCAGTCCGTCGCAAAATTGTTTTTCGTGTCCGCACTCCACGCACTGGTGCCAGTACACTTTCTTTTGTTTCATTGTTATTGTCGGCTTTTCGTTTTGTTTTTGTATTTTTTCCACGTCTGACCATATTGTTGCCAACATTTTTCGGTACTCTTAGTTGTGAATTTGTTTTTTCCAGCGGTGACGCGGACCGTTAGTCAACAAACCATGATGAAATCATTCTTTTCCATCTCATCTATCAGGTGCCCGTAGATCTCCATGAGCACGTCCTCGTGCTCGTACGTGCGGTTGGTCTCTTTGCGAACCAACTCGAGAGGTCCGACGCCGAGGACCGCGCTCAACTCGTCCTGTCGGTCGAATATGTCGTCGTACTTGACGCACACGATCTTGTAGTTTCTCTCCGGGTTAGGGGTGGTGTAGTTCCGGTAAAATTCCTCGAAACCCATGTAGTCCACCTTGTCCCTGACGGTCTCCTGCAATCCCTTTTCCGGATCCTCCGCCTCTATGTTTACCCTGGCACTCTTCTTCAAGTGCCTTGAGAAGAGGGACTTGATAGGATTTTTGTAAATGTATATCACGACGTGTTGATCCAAGTTTTCTTCCGAGACTTGCCTGGTGCTAAAGTGTTCCCCTCGCACCTCCGTGAGTTTCACCGGGGGGTTTCTACTGTGAATGTGCGTCACGTTTCCGTGTTTTCGTAGAGCGGCGCACAACATCTTAGAACCACACCCTCCGTAAGAGCAAACATGAAAAGTTCGTCGACTCATATATTAATGGGGACCATATTTTTTTGCCAGATAATCGACTGTGTCTTTGAAACTTCGCCCACCAGGGCTTCGAGGCTCCCACTCTGACCACGCGTCCTCAATTTCCGCCGCATTCGGTGGCGGTGTCAGGGTCCGGTCGGAGTCGCTCGCGATAAAACCGGAGAGGGACGTGTCGTCCTCGCTATCCTCCGGTGTCCACACGTCGCTGCAGTCATCCACGAGGTTGACCGTTTCGAGATCCACCCATTGATCGCCCTCGCCCACGCGTTTCCAGTTCAAATCCTCGAACGTGCTTTCCGGGTAGTGCTCCATAAGGGACTCGTATCGCACCGGTTGGACTTCTTCCTCCACCGCGTACACGGTGGCGCTCTTGTATATCTTATCCGTCGCCGTGAGGTAGTTGACACCGAGGACGTTCCCGGTGTTCATCGAGACGCGTCCAAGGAAAATCTCTTCCACGTCGTCCTCGACCGCTAAAATTTTAACAATTTCACCTGTTGAGATTTCTTGACCCACGATCATTTTTTTTTGCTTAGAATCGTCAGGCAAAAAATATTTACCACTTTTACCGAGCAGGAGGTGATGACATTTTTTATTTATTCCAAGGAAGGTTGCGAGTACTGCGAACACGCAGTCAAACTATGTGAAGCGGATGGGTTGGAATATGAAAAAGTCATGATTGAGAAGGAGGATCTGAAACGCAAGTGTGGTGGGAAAGAGTTTGGTCAGTACCCACAAATTTTTTTCGGGGAAAGGAGGTTGGGTAGTTTTTTCGACTTTCAAGATTTTTTGGAGGACGAATACGAACCCATGTTGGCGCCCACCCTCAACCGGTTCACGGTGTTTCCGTTGAAACACCCAAACTTGTGGTCACTGTACAAGAAGGCACAGATGTCCAACTGGACCGCGGAGGAGGTGGACTTCGCCAAGGACATGGAAGACTGGAAGAACCTCAGTGACGGTGAACAAAAGTTCATCAAGTACGTGCTCGCGTTTTTCGCCGGAAGCGATGGGATCGTCTTTGAAAACATCAACAACAATTTCGCGGACGAGGTGCAGTACCCAGAAGCCAGATCGTTCTACGCTTACCAAGCGCACAACGAGATGGTGCACGGAGAGACCTACTCGAAACTCATCGACAAGTACATCACAGATCCGGTGGAAAAGAAAGAACTCTTCGAAGCGATTCAGACCATTCCGTGCATCGGACAGAAAGCGAGATGGGCGATGAAGTGGTTCGACACGAAAAAGAGAAGTTTCGCTGAGAGACTGTTCGCCTTTGCCTGTGTGGAAGGCATCTTCTTCTCGGGAAGTTTCTGCGCCATATTCTGGTTAAAGAAGAGAGGACTCCTCCCGGGTCTGTGCTTTAGCAACGAACTCATCTCCAGGGATGAGGGTCTCCACCAGGAGTTCGCCGTGGAATTGTTCAACATGCTCAGACACAGACCGTCTCCGGAGACGATTCAAAACATCGTCAAGGAGGCGGTGGAGATCGAGAAGAATTTCATCATCGACGCCCTCCCGTGTGCCCTCATAGGGATGAACGCGGAAAAGATGGCACAGTACATCGAGTACGTCTCTGACAGACTCCTCAAACAGGTCGGGGTGCCACCGGTGTGGAACAGTTCGAACCCGTTCGATTTCATGGAGAACATCTCCCTCGATGGGAAGACAAACTTTTTCGAGAAGAGGGTCGCCGATTACGCCAAGATGGACGACGACAACTCCAACATAGGTTTCGACGAAGAATTTTAATCTGCATTCATAGTATGAGCCGCCAAACGTTTCCTTTCATCGTCGGCGTGTGTACCATCGTGAGTGTGTGTGCGTCGTTAGTCTTTTACATGCGGAACGTGGGAGCACTCCCGTTCGCACCGGCACTTGCACCGGCACCGGCACCGGCACCGGCACCCGCACCCATTCCTGAACCGGACATGACACCACCGTAATTTACAAACTTTTTACAATGCACACCGGGTGTGGATTGCAAAAAGAAATAATGTTTTAGAATTTATTTAAGGCTTCATGACACTCACGTTGCTTCCATCCGGGCACTTGCACATCATCTCGTTCGCCGCGGTCGGGGACGGACCGATTTCAGCTAATTGAAAGTCGAAGGAACCCAAGTCGAGGTCAGACTCCTCGAGACCCATGAAGCCGAGTTCCATAACCGGAGCGTCGACCTCTTCCGGAGCCGGAGATGGACCCTCGACCACCTCGGGGGTTGGAGCCGTAGTCGGAGTCGGCATCGGAGCCGGCGCCGGAGCCGGAGCAGGAGCCGGAGACTGGGATTCGTACTTTTCACGCTTCTTGAGGTTCATCATAGCCCAAACGACGAGCATGAAGACGAGGGAGTGCACGAGCAAACCGATGAGGGTCGGGTTGCCGTTCGGGGACGCGATACGGGAGCCGAGAATTCTTCGGACGAGCAAATACGTTTGCGGGTTCGCGACGATGAAAAAAGTCAAACCGGAGATGACACTGGTCACAAATTTCTCCTGCTGACGCTGACCTTTGCAGCCACAGCCACAATCTTTGAAGAGACCCATGATAATTATACTATTCAAAAATATTTTTTTCCTAATCAATCAAATCCTCCCTCTTTCTCTCTCTCCATTTTTTGGCGATGAAGTCGTATTCGTACGCCGACCACGCGCGAGAGGTTGGTCTACTCTGGTGAAGCAGTGTCTTCGATTCATCGTACACCCGCAGGACCGCCCCCTTCGCCGTGTTGTAGTCTCCGGCGGTGTTCACGATGTAGAGGGTCTTGTACTTGGCTTGTTTACCCAGATCCAGTTCGTAGTAGTTCGTCCCGGTGGTGACCTTTGAGTTTTCAAACTCTTCCTTCATGTCTCTCTTCAACCGGTCGAGGACGATGATCCTGTCGATCACTAACTGCGTGGACTCGTCTTCGTGTCCGAACCAAATGTATCGGGCATCCGTGCCCTTGATGACGACATCCGGAAGGTCATCCGGGTTGAACTCTGGTTCAGGTTCAGGTCCGTAATCCGTGGTGAATATCCGGATGCCTCCGTAGATTCCGAACGACGCGAGGGATGAGAACAAACAACAAATGAAGATCAATACTCCCAACATCTAAGATGTGTGTGGATTTTTTTTTCAACAGCCTTTTCTGATGTTCTTCCGGGGATCGACGCATCCCACCGTGTGCACGTCATCGAGCTCGTCGTCGGCGTACGTGTCCCAGACCTGACTCTCGTCGTAGAAGAAACACGTGTTCGGCGCGGACGAGTGTTTGTAGTTTCTGTGACCCCAAGCCTTGTACCCCTTTTCCTTGGCGATCTTTTGACACAAAGCCTGCGTTCCGGAGAGTTCCCATTTGGGGAGGTCCGAGTCGACGGAAGTCTTCTCTCTGAGCCACCCCTTCGCCACCCGGGTGCCCCGTGCCAACTTATTGGGTAAGTATTCCCTCATCAAATATTTTTCAACTTTTTTCATTTCACCCACGGTCAATTCCCTGTTGTAAATTAAAATTTCACAGATGGCAAAGTCACTCACCTCACCGTTAGTACCCCAACCGTTTGCCTTGGCGATTCCTGCGTTGATGGTGAACTGCGTCGGGATCTGTCCGTTCGTGTATCCGACTTTAGTTTTGTCTTCACCGTTCACGCGCACGAGATTCTTCTGGTCGACCATACAGAATAGGGCGTCCCCCTGTGGAGACTTCTTATAGTTGAGCCACCCACCGTTACCGTGGTGAGAGTGCCCACTGATACCATTGTGGAATCCTGCGAGCCAGTTCACGTCTGAGCCGTCGAAGATACGTCCCCGGTTGTCTCCGTGGTACTTGGCGACGAAGGCGAGGGTGTATGTACCGTTCGCCCCTATGCACGCCGAAGGGAAGCGCATCCACGTGTCCTTTGTGCCGATGCGCATTTTGTTTTCCTCGTCCAGTTTGAACACCTTGTCTCCCTTGATGTCGACGTCGTTGTTTTCACCGGACATGTCTTCCCACAAGTCGAACTCATCGTCGTAATTATTCCACTTGTACCTGCCGGTCAAACCTTCCATCTGGGGGAACTCGTTGAAATCGTATTCCTCGTCTTCTATGTACTCTGGAGCAGGTCCATCATCCGCTGTCGGGCTCACGTCCAAGTCGAAACATTCACCCCGGTCAAACTTCGAAATGTCGTTGTGACCGTTAGTACACGTGTAGAATCCTAATATTGAACCCGATGTTATGGATAATATGCAACAAAAACATATGACCAATGATCCGATGAGTTCAACTAATTTGGACATCTTAGTATGGTCTGAGATTTTTTTGATCGATCGACTTAAAGATGCCAGTCTACCAATAGGTATACCAAAGAAACAAACGAAATGTCGCTCTCAATCACTGAAACCAAGAACTTCCACCCGTCCTCCATTGGATTTTCCAAGCTCCGAAAGAACAAGTCCGGAGGCAAGGCGGTGTACATCCAATGCGACAACAAGAAATTGTACCTCCAACTTCCTTGGATGCGAAGCCCCTACGGCTTGTCTTCCTACACCGACGACACCACCGGGCGCACGTCGTACTCCCTCGATCTCAGCTTCGACCCGGACAACGAGGGCGCGCAAGAGTTGAAGGAAAAACTCCTCGAACTGGACGCCCTCATCGTCGACACCGTCGCCAAGAACAGCAAAGAATGGCTCGGTAAGGAATTCGCCAAGGAGGTCCTCCAGCAGGCGCTCTACAAGCCGCTGGTTCGACCAGGGAAGGAGGAATACCCGGCGACCCTCAAATTGAAGATCTTGACCAAGCAAGACGGAGAGTTCGTTCCGGAGGCGTACAACATGCAACAAGAAACCGTGCCTCTCGACAGCATCGAGAAGGGTCACCGGGTGATGGCGATCATCGACGTGAACCAGATTTGGTTCATCGACAACAAGTTCGGTTGCACGGTGAGACTCTCGCAGGTGCTCTTGGACCGCTCGGAGAAGCTTCAACGCTTCGCCTTCCAAGGCATCGACGTCGGCACACCGGCGCAAGAGGAAGACGTCCTCGACGACGACATGTCCGACGAGCTCGTAGACGACGAAGAATAATCTTATAATATAACATACACACTATGAATAACGCCCGTGCCATGCGAATCCTCGGTTTGATTTTTTTGATCGTCATCATGCTCTGGCTCAACGGTGGCTTCAGCGCTCGCGCCACCGCGTCGGTGTCCACCGGTAAGGGATGGACCGTCTACGGGAGCATGAGTTGCGGTTTCACCCGGAAGCAGCTCGACTACATGAAGAAGAACGGTGTTGATTTCACGTACCGGGAGTGTGACGGGGGTAAGTGTCCGGGTGTCGAAGCCTTCCCAACGTTGGTGAGCCCAGACGGTGAAAAGATTGTCGGTTATACCGAAATGTAGAAAAAATATTCACTGAATGTATACAATGCCAGTGTCAGAACAAAACAGGGCCAGACAGTTTTTGAACAAGAAACCCTCAGACGCGCAAATCCTGGCGCGCATCAGGCAGATCGCCTCCGGAAAGACTGTCAAATCTGCCGAAAAATTCGCCTATCTGCAAAATGCACTGCAGAACTCACCCAACAACACGCACTACAAAATGTCTCAAGCCATGTTCGCCATGGAAAATAACACCCCGGGCGTGTACATGATTTCCCAGCGAAAAATGTTGGGTAATAAATTTAACATCCCCAAGAACGCCGTCAACAAGTACTTGTCTAAATTCACCCCTCGAAAGAAGGTTGCCGCCCCGAAGACGAACAACAGAATCCGGAAACTCGTGAAGAATTTGGCGAACGCTACCGGAGTGTGCAATAACAAGTAAAAGACTAACTTTTTTACAATTCAGATGAAATCATGGATTGTAAAAATTGTTACGGAAAAAAAAACTTAAGCCCCGCGCAAGATGACGAGGGAGATACTGAGGAGGAAAGCGTCGACGAGGTTTTCGATCGGCTTCAAAACGCTGATGTGCTTGACGAGAGACCGGTTCCAGAGGAATCGGAGGAAGAAGGTGCTGATGAGGAGGGTGAGCACCATGAGAAGGATCTCGGTGATGGCGTCGGACTTGTTCTTGGTCTTGACAATGTCTCTGAGCATTTTGAATTTATAATATAAGTTAACATTATAAATGAAACTCCTTCCCACGAGTGGTTCGGAGAAGCGTTTCACCCACCGGCTCTGGGGCAGCAGGGTTGGTATTGGAAACAACAACTGCCTGGCGTACGCCTTCCACGACTTTGAGTACTACCGGATGCAAAAGTCCACCCCAGGTGACCGCTCCGGGCTGTCCAACAACGGACACTCGTACACGAACTGCCGTGACCTCCCTAGGCGCGTCATGAGCGACAACCCGGGAAAGGTGTACCTTTGCAACCCGGACAAGAGGTGCAAGAGCGGATTCTACAAGGTGATGCTCTTCGTGGCGCCGGCGCGCCCGTCTGACTGGATCCGTCAGGGTGATTTCCACTGGTACAAGCAGCACAACGAGGTGGAATACAAGATCAAGGAAGGGGACACGGTGGCGTCCATCGCCCGTTTTTTCGGGGTGTCCAGAACGGTCATCGAGAACGCCCTGAAGAAGCGGCGCATGACCAAACCCGTGCGAGGTCGCGTGATCGTGTTCAAGGCGAACGTGTGGTCACACAAGCGAGGTTGGGCGACCGGTCCCTTGCTCGTGGACGCCAAGGGCAAGCCCATCTACGACCCCCGAAAGGCGGCGAGGGCGTATCCGGGTTTGAACTACAAGACGTTCTGCTCATCCTTCTGTGTCAAGAACAAGGGTATCAAGGTCGGTAAGAGTCATCCCAAGGTCCGTAAAAAGACTGTCTAGGTCGACGACGTCGTCAAACTCCATGTTCATGTCGAACACGTCGAAAACGTTAAAGATCTCGTTCTCCGTGAGCGTGAGCGCGTTGGACCTTCCGGTGTAGTTATTCGTCACCGTCATGGTTACGTGGAATCTCTTGCCGTCGAAAACTTTTCGACACACCGGGCACGTGTTTTTGCCTTTTTCTTTCCATTTTTCCAGGCAGTGAGAATGAAAGACGTGCCCGCACCGGATCGGTTGGGTGTTCCGGGTGCTCCTCACCTCGTTGAGGCATATGGAACACGTCTCCATTTATTCCTGGAATAATGAATTGTTTTTTTCACCGTAATTTTAATACAAGTTCTTGAGTTCCTTTCCGAGGACCGGGGCGTCGCACTTCGTGCACGGACCCTCTCCTTGGGTGCGTTGGAGGTTTTGAACCAACGCCGGACCTTGTTGTTGGAGGAGTTTTCTGTAGGAGTAGTTGTCTTCCATCGCGATGGAATTTTGTTGCATCACGTAGTTGTTCACGAGTCTGGATGAACCACTGATGGTGAAGCATCGTCCGTCTGCCATGCCGAGTCTCTGAGACATGATTGTTATTATTACATACACTAGAAATTTATTTGTCTGTTTTCGGTGGTCAGGAGCCAACTTTTGTATCCCCTCTGCCTGAGCACGGAAATCAGATCGTTCGCCTTGTACCCGTGATAATCATCGAAGAGATCTTTCTCCTGCGTGGGTGCGACCCGAAGGTCCATTCGCTCGTTTATGTGGGACACGATCACGTTGTACCCGAAAGCGATCTCTTTGAGGGTCTCCGCGCCGGTGATGATGATCTTACCGGTGCTAAATATCGAACACGTGATCTCCTTCATGTCCTCCGCCGGTTTAAACTTGACCTTGACCGCGCTGTACCTGTCCGGTTGGAAAGTCGTCTTGAACACGCTCGCCTGTGAGAAGTGCTCGGCGACGGACATCAGATTGAGGCTGCTGTTGAGGGAAAAGTTGGAGTTGATCATGACAACCCGGAAATCCTTCGGTGGTTCCTCGATGTTCACAAATTTTTTACAGATCCACGAGAGTTGGCTTATGATCCGCTTGCAATCGAATAAGTCCCTGGCACCGGCGATCTGGACACTGCCGTTCGAGAAAAGTTTGACGCTCTTCGTGCTGACGTCCTCGCACTTGAGGGTTATTTGGTTGTAAAAGGCGGTGGTGTTGTTCAGCCTCCACGTGAATCCCTTCGAGTGGTGGGCACCCGCCCTCTTCAGGGTCACGTCTCCCACCTTTTCCAAACGACTTCGAAGTTTGCATATGTCGATCGTCGTGGCAAACTTGCTGATGATCGTGATCGTGGTGATCTTCACCCACGACGGACGGACTTCCTCCGGAAACGAAGACCGGAACTCATCGAGGGAGAGGATGTAGGAGAACGAGTTGTTGGCGACGCTCGAGTACGTCGTCTCGGACATGGCGTCGGAAAGTGTCGCCTGGCTTAAAAAGAAAACTTCAAGTTAAAACAATCATGACCTCGTTCATAAAGAGTGCGATTTTCACTTACGATGTGGAGAGCAAATTGGAATACGTGGAATTTCAATACACCCAATGGGTGCCCTCGCTCCAAGAGTACGAAGAGCGGGTCGATTACTTGCAGACCCGTCCGATCGGGGACTGGACCGAGATTCAAGCCCTCCGTCGCAACCTCGCGTACGAGAAATTCCTGGACACCATGGTCGAACAGACCGATGAGGTGGTGCGCCGGAAGACGTCCGCGAACTTCGAGAGCGTTTACGACCAAAACGTGGACAACTTGGAAATCAAGCTCTGGCTCATGAACTGCATGAAGATTCTCGATCCGAGTTTCGAACCGCCCTACATCAACAAGAAGGCGGCGTGGCAGCGTGATCTCGTGGATTGGATTTTGACGGATACAATTCACGATCTCATCGAGAGATGTCGAAACGTCCACCGATTGGACAGACTTTACCATATTACAAAGTTAATAGAACTAGAATCAAAAGAATTATAATACTGAGTTTCCCCTTGTTGTTTCTCACGACCTCACCCACGATGAAACGTCTCGGGCTCGGCGACACACGTTGCCCGCACTCCGCCTTCTCGCGTCTCGTGAACCCGTAGTCGATGTTGCGTTTCGGGTGAAGCGGGCGTTCGAGTGGGCAGTTCTTTTCCTTCGGAAAACAATAATCCGTGGTCCTGTATCCCGCTCTCGCGGCGACGGCGCACCCAGGGCTGGGTTCCGGATCGGCGACTCCGTACCCCTCGTCCCGGATCTCGTCCGTGAAGTCGGCAAACTCTCCGACCTGTCTCACCGTGCCTGGGACCGACATTTGCCCGGTGGTGAAAGGGTTGATGTCGTTGATCGTGTTTTCGTCACTGAGCATGAGCTCGCTCATGTTCCTTTGATGATACGCGAGAATATTTTTTTTGGTTTAACTTTGACCGGTGTTCGGACCACATTTCGTCCAGGTCTATCCCAAGCATGGCGGAGATTTGAAAGAGGTAGGAGAAGACGTCCGCCATCTCCTGTCGCACGTCCGTGCCCCTGTCTTTCTTGAGCCCGGTTTTTTTGAAGGTGCGTTTGTACTGCCGGATGGCGGACGCGAGCTCCCCGAACTCTTCGGTCAGCAGAAGCCACACGGTGTCCACCGGAACCTTGTCCCACCCCTTGTCCTTGCACACTTTTTCCGTCTCCTGTTTGTATACGTTGAGTGACATCACCTTATTAGTCCATACTCTGAACTCTTTAATTAGTTGATGCCGATCTTGTTGTTGATGTCGATCTTCTTCCCGAAAGTGGTCGTGTTCAGGGGTCGATCCATCGGTTCGGAGATGGTCTCGATGTCACGGATGTAGTTGACGTATTGCGCGACGCCGGTCTTGATCTGGCGGATCGCCTCGTCGATAACGATCGTGTTCATCGCCCGCACCTGCTCGTTCACGTCCGAGAAGTGGTCACCGCTGTTGTTGATGAAGACCACCCGCATGAGGGCGTACAGGTCGTTCGGGTTTTGGTAATCGATCCGGATGTTCGTGTCGTTCCTGAACTTCTGGCGGATACCCTTCTGGACCAGGTGCATGTTGAACTCGCTGAAGTATAAACTGTTCAGGGGAGTCGGCGTCTGCTTGAGTGAATTCAGATTCATTTGATATATGTGGACAAAATTATTTCCTCGGTAAGTAATAATGAAGATTCAACTCAACGATCTCGAGGAGGCGTACGGCGCGCACAAGCCGGAGAACGTCGACGAGGTTCCGTGCAAGGCGCCGCAGTGCTTCGTGAACTCGTACGCACCGGTCAGCAAGCCCGGTGAAATCGGCACGTTCCACAACAACACTTACTTTCTCCAACCCAATAGAAAATTAGAATTGGCGGGTGCGGTTTCCGTGAGATCCAAGGATTTCAAATGCACTTAAAAATGTTTTGCGTAGAATAGGTATACACAAGAAAAAATGATGAGAGTCACCAAACGTTCCGGTAAAGTTGAAGATGTGAGATTCGACAAAGTCGTCACCAGGATCTCCAACTTGACCAGCGGACTCTCTCAAGCGTGCGATTCCTCCAAGATCGCCCAGCAGGTTTTCTCCAGCATGTACGACGGGATCCACACCAACGAGATCGACACGCTCTCGGCGGAGATCTGCGTCGGGATGATCACGAGCGATCCCGATTACGAGGTCCTCGCCACCCGGATCGTCGCCTCGAACATCCAAAAGACGGCGCCGAACAATTTTCACACCGCGATGAAAAAACTTCGAACCGCGGGTGTGGTCACGGACGAGGTCGTCAAGGTTGCAGGAGAGGTCAAGGAGAAGATTGTTCCGGAGAGGGATTTCGATTTCGGGTACTTTGGTCTGAAGACCCTGGAAAAGAGCTACCTCCAAAAAGTGGACGGAAAAATCATCGAGACCCCTCAGTACATGTTCATGCGCGTCGCCATCGGCATTCACGGCGCGGACGTCGACGCCGTCCTGAGCACGTACGAGTCCATGAGTCAGGGGTTCTACACGCACGCGACGCCGACCCTGTTCAACGCCGGGACGCCGAGACCACAGATGAGCTCGTGCTTCCTGGTGGCGAACAAGGACGACAGCATAGACGGGATTTACGGCACCATCACCGAGTGCGCGCAAATCAGCAAGTGGGCTGGGGGCATCGGTGTGCACATCCACAACGTGCGGGCGAACAAGAGTTACATTCGCGGAACCAACGGGAAATCCGATGGTATCATTCCCATGCTGCGCGTGTACAACTCCACGGCGCGGTACGTCAACCAAGCCGGAAAGAGAAAAGGGTCCATCGCCGTCTACCTCGAACCGTGGCACGCCGACGTCATGGATTTCCTGGATCTCCGCCTGAACCAAGGGGACGAGGAGGCGAGATGCCGGGACCTGTTCACCGCGATGTGGATCCCGGATTTGTTCATGAAGAGGGTGGAGGAAGACGGGCAGTGGAGCCTGTTCTGCCCGGACACCGCCAAAGGTCTGTCCGATTGCTACGGCGACGAGTTCGAAGCCCTGTACACAAAGTACGAACAGGAAGGGCTGGCGAGGGAGACCGTCCCGGCGCAACAGGTGTGGCGCGCCATCCTCAAGAGTCAGACCGAGACCGGAACCCCGTACATGCTCTACAAAGACGCCATCAACTCCAAGACAAACCAGAAGAACCTCGGTGTCATCAAGAGTTCCAACTTGTGCTCGGAGATTGCGGAGTACACCGACGAAAACGAGACCGCGGTGTGTAACTTGGCGTCCATCGCCCTTCCAAAGTTTGTCCGGGGTGGGAAGTTCGACCACGAGAGACTCCACGAGGTGGCGAAGGAAGTCACGCTCAACCTCAACCGGGTCATCGACAAGAACTTTTACCCTGTGGAGACCGCGAGGCGCTCGAACATGAGGCACAGACCCATAGGCATCGGTGTCCAAGGCTTGGCGGACGTCTTCATCCTCCTCGGACACCCCTTCGACTCCCCGGAAGCGCGAAAACTGAACGCGGAAATCTTCGAGACCATCTACCACGGCGCGCTCGAATCCAGCCACGAACTCGCTCTCGTGGAAGGTAGCTACGAAACCTTCGAGGGGTCGCCCTTCTCCCAGGGCATCCTCCAGTTCGACATGTGGGAGGGAGGAGGCAAACGAGTGCTCTCCGGCAGGTACGACTGGGACGCCCTCAAGGCGAAGGTGAAACAGGGGATGCGGAACTCCCTCCTGCTCGCCCCGATGCCCACGGCGTCGACGGCGCAAATCTTGGGCAACAACGAGTGTTTCGAGCCGTACACCACGAACATTTACCTTCGCCGGACCCTCGCCGGGGAGTTCGTGGTCGTCAACAAGCACCTGGTGAAGAACCTCCAAGAGCGCGGTCTGTGGTCCAAGGAGATGAAGGACCTCATGGTCAAAGCCGGGGGTTCGGTGCAAAACATCCTGGACGTCCCGAAGGAGACGAAGGACCTGTTCAAGACGGTGTGGGAGATTTCCCAAAAGGTCATCATCGACATGGCGAGGGATCGGGGTCACTTTATCGACCAAACCCAAAGTATGAACTTGTTCATGGAGTCCCCGACGTTCGGTAAACTCTCGAGCATGCACATGTACGCCTGGAAGAGCGGTCTCAAGACCGGCATGTATTATTTGCGCTCGAAACCAAAGGCGCGCCCTATTCAATTCAGCCTCGATCCCGATTGCGTGGCGTGTAGTGCTTAAAGTTTTTAATCGATATCTAAGAAAGAAATGAAGTTCACAGAGGTTCTCGAAAACGTCAAACTCCACCCGTACAAGAACAAGCGAATCCTCGTGACCACCCATGCGGACTCGTCGCTGAAGATTCAGTTCCCCCGGATGTACATGCCCTTCGGCATCGCCGGATGGACCCCTGAGGTGGGCGAGGTGAAGTACAACGTCGATTTCAGCCTCACCGGGTACGACGAGGAAGGCAACTACGTCAAGAAATTTTACGACACCATCGTGGAATTAGAGAACGCGGTCATCGAGGAGGTGGCGTCGCAGAGCGTGGAAATCTTTGGCAAGGAGATGACCAAGGACGAGTTGTACCCGCTGTTCAACTCCAACATCAAGGAGGGCGTGAACGGACACCCACCCAAGTTCCGTGTGAAGGTGGACACCACGGTGCACGGAGTCTTGAAGGCGGACGTCTTCGACGCCAACAAGAACCGGTTGAAAGATCAGATCGAAAACGGTTTGTATTCAAGAAATTCGGGACGAGCGTTGGTCGAGATCGCTTCGGTGTATTTCTTGAACAAAAAGTTCGGCATGACGTATAAGTTGTCTCAACTCATGGTTCACGAACCGGAGAGACTCAAAGGGTTCGCCTTCAACGTCGGTTCTTCTTAGGAGTAGAAGAAGCAGTTTGTAATATGTGATAGATGGCTTGACTGTCCAACAAAAGTTTGCCTTGAATCCGGATGAACGACTCCGGGTCGCGCCCATTCTTTATTTTTGCCAACCTGACCGCTTCAGACCAGAGTGCTCGGGTCATATCTTAACTAATTCTGAGATTTTTATTTCCTGGCGGAACCGTTGGAAGTACCGGTGTGCTTACCCGCCAAGATCTTTTTGAAAGCCTTGACGGTTTCCTTGTACGTCTTCGTGCCCTTCTTCGCGACCGGGATGAACTCACCGCGTGAGTAGTTCTTACCGACGTGTTCGACGGCTTGACGCCACGCCTTGAGGGTCTTCGCTTGCTTCGCGCTGATAGCCATGATGTTTTTGTACTATTACAACAGATTTTTTTTCACTTTAGTCGCTAAAGTAGTCGTCATCGGAATCGTCCTGGATTTCACACGGGAGTTCCTTCACCTTTCGCGGCACCCTCTGTTTCTTCACCGGTTCCTCGATGCCGTGTTCCCTGTGGTACAGCACCTTGTCCCAGAACGCCCGCATGACCGGAAGGTTCGTGTCCCACCATCCCCTGTCACGCTCCACCTCGACGACCACGAACTCTTCCGGGGATGGCCAGTTGAACTCCGCTGGTTTATACTGGATAAAGTACGCCTTGGGTAAGTCTAAAATCTCCATACACAACTGTAATTGGGGCATGTAATGTTCGGGAACTTCCGGTAAAATTTCTCGACGCATCGGACACTTGATCTCCACGAGACAGTTGGTCTCCGTGATACCGTCCGGAGACCCCCCGAGCCAGTCGTGGTCCGGGTGTGGGCACAACCCGATCTCGTGGACGACCTCGTTGTACCTTTCCTCGAAAAGGATCCTCGCCTCGTCTTCGTATTTCTCTCCGTGCCTCGTCGCCTCGTTTCCCATGAATTTTTCACCTTTTCCACACTTTTTCAGGAGGAGTTGGTGTGGGGTCTCGTACTTATTGCATCCGATGGCGGTGGCGGCATCCGAGGCAGTAAGCATGTTCCCTCTCAGGCGGAGCCATTCCTCTGATTTCTGGGCGGCATACTCCCGCTCGATGAGCCTCTTCACGTTCGGGTGCATTGTACTAAGTGATCGCCCGTTACCCTTAAGTGGGGTGGGTAGAAGAAAGCTTTAGCCGCGTTTTGCTCCGCCTGTTTCTTGTTCTTCGCGTGTCCCTCCCCGACGTACGCGTTCTGCACGTACGCCTCGACGTAAAACACCCCGTCGACGTGCGCCTTCACCCTGTAGTCCGGAAGCTCGAGGCTGTTGGTCTGACAGTACCGCATGAGGTGATCCTTCCAGTTGTCGTCCACGTTGATGATGTTCAGGTCAACCATGCTCGGGTCGTTGTATATCCGGAGGACGAATTCTTTCGCGTGGAGGAGCCCGAGGTCCATGTACACCGCGCCCACGAGGGCTTCGAAGACGTCCTCCAAGATTTTGGGATTGGTGTACCAGCCGTTCTGCATGCCCTTGGTGTCCATCTGCACGTACATCCACAAACCGAGTTTCTTCGCAATCTGGGAGAGGGTCTCGTGCCGGACGAGCTTCGTGCGCGCCTTGGTCAGGAACCCTTCCTGACGGTCCTCGAACCTGTCGAACAAAAATTTGGTGACTATGAACCCGAGCACGCTGTCGCCGATGAACTCGAGGGTCTCGAACGACTTCTGGGACGGGTCCTCCTTGACTTTGCTTTTGTGGGTGAACGCTCTTTGGTACAAACTCAAATCATTGATTTTTGTACCAAGGATGTTTTCGACAATGGTTTTAGTCAGAACATTCATAATATATTCTTTTTACAATTTATTTTTTTAAGCCGTCGTCGTCTCTACCGGTTTGATGTAGTGCGGAGACAAAAACTTTTGAAGGTTGAGGAAGGTGACGACCGTGTCCTCCGGTGGGGAGAGGAGTTCCTTCAACTTCTCGTCCAAGATGATTTGGCGACCGTTTTCCGGGTGCTTCAAGCCCTTGGTGGTGATGTACTCGTTGATCTTCTTGGTGACCTCAGAGCGCGAAACCAACTCGCCTTCCGGAATGCCGATGAAAGCGCGGAGCTTGTCGGTGACTTGCTGCTTGCGGTTGAACCCGTTGTTCTTCGCGCGCTCCTTCGCCTTGCTACCGTCCGGGTCGTCCTGCTTCGCCTTGATGCGACGGCAAAGCTTCATGAGCGCCTTCACCTCCGAGCGGAGGGAGGTGATTTCTTGTTGCAAGTTGAACTCTTCTTCGGTAGACATCTTATACCTTTCTTTCTACGAGACTCTTTAAGCCATGAACATCGTGCTTATTACCACCAACAAAATCAACACAATTTTCAGGTACGGGAACGGGTCGTCGCCCCGGATCTCCTTCACATCCACGACGCGGTAAGGGTGCTTCGGGTGGTCACCGGGGCATCCGCCTGGACAGCAGCGCTCAGGACACCGATGGATCTCGGCGCCGATTTGTTTCCCACAGAACTGGTACTCCTTCGGTCGGGTCGAGTCCGACCGGGCGTAGCACCGGCATCCCTCGCAAGTGTTCATACTACATTAGGCAAATATAAAAGTTAAAGAGAAGCCGCGTCTACTCAGTACAAGACAAGATGATTACTTTTGCCAGCGAACTCGGAAAGAGCGATGAGGACGGGATGCGATACGTCCGCGCCCAGAAGGACGACGGGAAGAAGGTGTTCATCCAGCTCAACCACGTCACGGTGACGTCGAGTGTGAACGGAACGGTGACCTTGGACCTCTCAGGGAAACACGGTCCGGTGAACGCAAAAAAAATCGCCGACGTTGATGAGGTAACCCTCCGGGCTGCGCAGGAAAACTCCAATGCGTGGTTCGGTAAGGCGCTCTCCCAAGCGACGATCACCAGCACGTACACCCCCTCCTCGGTCGAGAACGCCCTCGAGGTCGACCGTATTCCCCACACGAGGGTGTTCAGTGGCAACCTCGAGCCCGCGTCCTTTGGAGAGATCCAGGAGGGCACGAAATTGAACGTCATCGTCGAGTTCGGTGGGTGTTGGTTCGCCCGGAAGAGCTTCGGGGGCGTGTGGAACCTGGTCCAAGCCAAGATTCACACACCACCGCCACCGCCGCCACCGGAATACCCAGAAGAATACGCCATGGACGACGACGAACCGGAGGCGGTCGAGCCGACCCCAGCGGTCGAGCCCGAGCCCGAGCCCGAGGCGTCTCCGGACCCAGAGCCGGAATCCACAGCGGACCCCGAGGCAGAGGCGTAGAAAAAATGTCTTGACATAGTATATAATGAAGGGTGTTTCCACGAAAGTCTTGATGGTGATCGCCGTTGGCGTTCTCATCTACCTGGTTATGTCTCCCAATGTCTCCACCTACTCCATCGTCGAACGCGAATACGCCGCGGTCGGTGGTGCCGGACCGTCAGCCGGTCCGTCCCCGGCGACGTCCGTCCCGACGTGCAGCGTCAAGGCTGGCAACGGTTTGGCTTCCGCCTTGTTGCCCAGAGAAGTCGCCGCGGACGAAGACTTCGGTGAGTTCGCGCCGCAAGACATCCTCAAGAACCAATCGTTCTTGGAACCGAGATCCCAAATCGGGTTCCCGGAAACCGCGGGTGGCGCCTTGCGCAACGCGAACCAGCAAATCCGCGCTGATCCGCCGAACCCGAAGGAGTCCTACGTGTGGAACAACTCCACGATCGTGCCGGACCTCATGCAACGTGACTTGGTTTAAAGATTAGGATAATTAATAACTATATAAATGTCATCAGAACAACAGCACAACGAACTCTCCGATGCTGTCAATCGGCTTGTCGAAATCACCAAGCAGATCGCAGAGGCACGTAATGATATCAAAATTCTGACGAGCGCGGAGAAGGCGCTCAAGGAACAGGTGAAGGGGCAGATGATGAAAAACGGGATCGACACCATCAACCTCAAGAAGGGGAAGATTTCGGTGAAGAAATCCGTCAGGAAGAGCACGATGACGAAGAAGACCGTCGTCGCCGGGCTCATGTCGTACTTTGAGAACGACGAGAAGAAAGTGGAGGACATCTTGTCAGTGATCGCGGAACAGTTGGAAACCAAGGAAAGCACCTCTTTAACAATGACAGGTATTAAGGATAAAGCTCAAGATTAAGGTAACATGGTTTGGTCTCAATATGTTTATGAGGCGCACGCCGGACTCGACGCCGTGTCAAGCGACGACGACGATCCGAACGGCGCCGAAACCAGTCTTCTGAATGTACACGATTTCCAGGACGAATATTCAGAAGATTTATACTACATGTGGGAAGCCCTCGAGGAACTGATGTATGACATGTTCGTCGACACGCGGAAGGATTTCAGCGATTTCGTCGATCTGTGCTACGCCGGGGCGTACTCACACCCGGACGAAGAGGACATCGACGTCGATTACTGCTCGGAGTCGGACATCCAGTACATTTACGACACGCTCCGGAAGCACGACAGGAACGGGTTTTTGAAGAAGATGCCGTTCAACAACTTTTTTAATTTCCTAGACCCGGTGGAAGGAAATTTTAAATCTCGTGGATAAGTAAAACAAGATGATTGACATCACCAGTGCAAAGGTTGCAACACCGGCATCGCTTTTTTTGGCTTTGTCCCCGGGGCTTCTGCTTACGGTCACCGGAAAGGGCGTCAAGTTCGCAAACGGAAAGACGAACGCCAGCGCTATCTTCATCCACGCCCTCGTGTTCATGACCGTCTACAGCCTGATCGCCAAGGCGTTGAAGCTCGTCCTCACGAGAACCGACCTCATCGTGACCGCGGCGCTGTTCGTCCTCCTGTCCCCGGGTCTCCTCTTGACCCTGCCGTCGGGTCCGGGTGGAGTCTTCCGAAGCATGGAGACGAGTGCGCAATCCGCACTCGTGCACGCCGTGGTCTACGCCGTGGTGTTCGCGTCATTGAGGAGGCTTTTCCCATCTTACTACTAAGTAGGAGAATGAAATATGTCGCCATCGGTCCAGCATCGATGGGTATCTTCGCGTACATCGGCTTTCTTAAGAAGATCGAAGACCGGTTGGAACACGTAGAGGAGTACTCCGGGGCGTCCGCGGGTGCGATCATCGCCTCCATGCTTTGCATCGGAAAGAGTGTGGACGAGATATTCAAGATAAGCATGGACCTCCGCATAGACGAGTTCATGCAGGTGAACATCTCGAGTTTCCTCAACGAATTCGGGTTCGTCGACATGGACCCGGTCAGGAAGAAACTCAGGGAAGTTTGCGGCGCAGATCCCACGTTCGCAGAGTTGGATAAGACCCTTTACGTGAGCGCCTACTGCCTCAACACGGGACGCACGGAGTACTTTTCAAAGTTCAACACACCGGACATGAAGGTACTCGACGCCGTGTGCATGTCCATGGCTATCCCGCTCGTGTTCAGTTCGTGCAAGTACAACGGGCACACCTACGTCGACGGGGGCACGCACGAGACGATCCCGGTGGAACCCTTCCTGGATAAGAAACCCCACCAAGTGTTTTGCGTCAAGTTGGAGGAAGAAGACAAGTACATAGAAGACATAAGTAACCACGTGCACTTCGTCGAGGCGCTCCTGCGATCTTCGCTCCGAAATAGGCGCGAGCACGTCGGCAAAAACATGAACTTGATCAAAGTGAACGTCGGCGACGTCAACGTCTTTGACTTTTCGATGGACCACGAAACGAAACTGAAATTGTATTTACTAGGATACGACACACCGTGTTTTTTTTGTAATGATAATATATATGGATGAATGATAAACGTCTGTGAACCGACGACCGAAATACAGGACATTCAAACTTTCATCAAACAAAACACAGGAGCCGATGTGAAATTGACCCGGAAAGAAGCGTGTGAGGTGTACTCGGACATCAAGTACAAGAGGCTACCCCTGCCTCCGATGTCCCTGTCGCGTGATAAAACGCACCTCGTAGATGTGAAGATGCCCGTCACGTTTAACGAACTCGACTACATTTTCAAATCGAAAACGTCCATCGCTGAACTGAAGAGGATCGCACGGAAGATTCGCGCCCCGTACCCGGAAAAGCCGAAAAAGTCCGAAGTCCTCAAAGGCATTCACTCCAAACTCCGTAGTCTCGGAGTCATGGAACCCATCCGGATCACCAAGAAAAGGGTCATCCAAATGAAAAAGGAAAAAGTGAACAAACCGGTGAGTTTGATCACGAACGAGAAAAAGAGGAGTGTTGAACCAGTGAGTGTGAATACGAACGAGAACAACAGGAATGTTGAACCAGTGAACGTGAACACGAACGTGTACGTACCCCCGAATGAGAAAAATGAATTCTTGGAAAACGAATTAAACATCAAAGAAGCATTCATGAATAAGTTCGAAGCAGATGTCAACATCCAAAACGAACTCAACGTTTCTCAACCAAAGAAGAAGGCGAACGTTCCACCGGAACCTAGGGATGTTGACGTGTTGAATAAACTCAACCAACTCATAAACAATCGGAAGAACAACAATAATGTGAACATCCGAACGAACAACAATAATGTGAACATCCGAACGAACAACAATGTGAACATCCGGAAGAACAACAATAATGTGAACATCCGGAAGAATGTGAACCAAAAGAAGACCAATAACGTGAAAGACAACGGCAAGGTGAAACCTGGATTTTTTAGAGGCATTTTTGGCACAAAGAAAGAAACCAATGATGTGAACATCCGGAAGAACAACAATAATGAGAACATCCGAAAGAACAACAATAATGTGAACATCCGGAAGAATGTGAACCAAAAGAAGACCAATAACGTGAAAGACAACGGCAAGGTGAAACCTGGATTTTTTAGAGGCATTTTTGCCACAAAGAAAGAAACCAAGGAGGAGCGTAACCGGAAGATTTACAGAAAGACCTTGGAGTCCCAACTGAAAACATTAAAGTATGTGACGAAGGGTGAAAGACTTTCTTACCTCAACAGACTCAACCGGGGTGAGAGTGTGCAAAACATTTTCATGAATGCGAAAAACTCTGACGATGAAAGAAGAAATTTGAAAATTTCCGGGCGTCGGGCAAAGATTGAATCAAAGTTGGGAAAGAACACGGAAAGGTTGGAAAAAATCCGATTGAAACAAGAGCGCGCAGCGAGCAAACAAGATGTGAAGGTTGCACAACGTGAACTGAACCTACAAAGAATTCAACAAAAGCGTGAGAAGAATGCACTCCAAGCTCAGTTGAAGACAGAAAAGAATGCCCGGAAAAGAAATTTGATCCGACAGAAATTGGAAAGAAAGCAAGCGAAGTTGAATCAGTATGATAATGAGCAAAGACGCATCGATGCAATCAAGAAGCAACAACTTGAACGAAAGATTGTTGGTCGAGAGGAAAAAAACATCCGGAAAGATTTGACACAAAACTACAAGTCCGGTAAATCCGCGCGTAAAAATGCTATTCGATTGAAACTACTTCAAAACAAAGCAAACCGTGAAAGGCGCAAGGCGGAACTGAAGGGTGCGAAGACTCAAATCAAGGGTGCCAGGTTGAACAGGGAACAGCAAAAATTATTGAACGAAGAAAACTTAAGAAAAAAGAAGAATGAATTAGGAAATTTGAAAAAGAGAGCCGAGGAAGAAGCCCGGAAGAAGGCAAACGCCAACAAGAAGGCTATCGCCAACAAGAAGGCTGCTGAGGAGCAGGCTATCGTATCGGCACGTGCCTTTAAAAATGTGAACGCGGCAAAGGCTGCTATTGAAAAGAGGATGAAATCTAATCGCACGGATGTCGATAAAACCTTCCGAAGGATGATGCTCCAGTATCACCCAAACAGGACCGGTGGTAACGATCACAACAGTAAAATGTTGAGCGCTGCTCGAAACGCTTTGAAGAAGGAGGGCAAGACGACAAACGCCAACCGGAAGGCTGCGGAAGAGGAAGCCCGGCGGAAGAAGGCTGCCGAGGAGGAAGCCCGACGGAAGGCAAACGCCAAGGCTGCCGAGGAGGAAGCCCGACGGAAGGCAAACGCCAAGGCTGCCGAGGAGGAAGCCCGACGGAAGGCAAACGCCAAGGCTGCCGAGGAGGAAGCCCGACGGAAGGCAAACGCCAAGGCTGCCG